GAAATATTTGCAATGTCATCTTTTATTTTATTTATTTCTTCTAATAATTCCATATTAACATTATAGAAAACAATCTCCCCCTCTGGTAATTCTGGTTCAATTGACTTACTATGTAGTTCTCCATTTTTATTATAATATAATTTAATTTTTCTTTCCTGTAAAAAATCACTTAATTTCATCTATTCTCACTACTCCTTTATTATTTAATTATTGCCTTTCTATTTTTTTTTACTTTTTATAAGTTAAGTCGTAATATTTTTCTATTTTGTATCATTCTAAATAGCCTATACCATTCTCTAAATCGTTTATCATCTTGATTTTCATATCATTAGATATATTCTTTCTTATTGTCCACTTTTCATCATACACAGGTCTATTATCCATATTTTCCTTGTTTTTATCTAAATATTCATCAATCTTACATATTATTTTAGCTGGATTTCCTGCGACTACAGTTCCATCTGGGATATCTTTTGTAACTATGCTTCCTGCACCAATAATAACATCATTTCCAATTTTAACATTAGGCAATATAATGCTTCCTGCACCAATAAATACATTATTTCCAATAGTTACAATACCAATTTTCGTATATCCCAAGAACATTTTTGTGCTAGCATCATGAGCTAATATGTGTACATTTGGTGCTAATGTTACACTATTTCCTATAGATATTAACCAGCAATGCGATTCATCAATAATGCATCCTTGTTGCATATTAAAATTAATGCCTACTTTCAATCCTCTTTGTTTTAATGCTTCTAAATTCAATCGTCCCATAAGTTTATATCTAAATAATATTATTATCTTGTTTTTAAAGTTCATAAATACACCCCCAAATAATTATACTACATTTCGTAAATATAAGATATCTCACTAACCAATTGTTTTATCTCCTATTATCCTATAATGTATAGTACAAGACGCTTTTATATTTGCCTTAACAACCATGCTTGTTGATGTAAATGATTTTACAACTGCCTGTGAACCGAGTGTATTTCCAACTAATGTTAATTGAATATTTCTTATATTATCAAAATTACCATTAAAAGAATTTACTATAAACTCTTGACCATCTGCAATTGTTGAAGCGGTTATCTCTCCCCAATATTCAACTTTACCATTCGGTGAAATTTCAATACCAGGCGAACCCCAAAACTTTGTAATTGTTCCTACGTCATAAATCTTATAAGTACCTCTTTTAATTCCATTAGTGTCAAATACTAATTTTTGTCCGTTTCCTGCTTCTATAATAGAACCATCCATATATAGATTGAACCCTCTTACATATCCTGTCATATCCCCATCAACAGGAACAAGTCCTATGCTTACTTTGTTCGGTTTCGGATTTGCACTTGATCGTTGAAATGATGATATTACATATCCTTCATCATCATTACTATCTGAAATGTATCTGAGAATATTAAATTTTGTTGTTCCACCATCCCAACCGTCTCTAGTACGTCTATCTAAATATTCAAGCTCATAATTATTTGTTCCCCAACCTACAATTTGCTGTGATGTCAATTTAACGCCAGGTCTTACTGCTGATGAATTAAGTCTATTATTTCCTGTTGGCGTAAATTCACAACCATCAACATATTCAAATTTTGGTGCTGATTGGTCATTCATCCCACAAATAACACCTGTAAAATTAAATATATATGAGTCACTATCTAATGTACCCTCCCCAGTTTTTGGATAGGCTTTAATTCTTGGGAGATGATATAAATTGTCAACAAGACTTTTGTTTATTTCATAGGTAATATTACCGAAATTCATTTGTGACATTGAACCTATAAAAAACATTGTTGCTTTTCCGGATATACTTATAGCTATATCCCAATAATTATTATAAATTATTCCACTCAGCATTTTTATTGCTGTTTGTTCTTCCGGTGTTCCTTGGTTATCAACCGCAACTAGATATACATTTTCAAAACGATTGTTTCTAAAACTTGAATTTTTACCATCAAACACCAAATTATTAACGCATGAATTAATTATTATATTATTAAATTTGTTAAATTCAGTCCATGTATTTAAATCACTATTTGTTAATATAAGCCCATTTTTAAATTTATATATTTCTATATTTTTGTATTCTATGTGCTGAGTATCTTCTATAACTAAAGCATTAGACAAATATATAGTCGAGGTGTCAAAGTTTACAATTTTAAAATTTCCAATCAAAACTCCAGTCGCAAATGTACCATTTATATTTGCTTTTATTTTAAGTACATCACCACTTGAAATTTTAGAACTAAAAATAGTCTTATTTGATGCACCTAAAATAGAAAATTTTGAATGTCCTAATTCCCATTGTGAACCCATATTAATATTAATCACTAAAGAACTTGTGACGATATAAACACCTTCATCAATAAATATATTTACATTATTTTGTGTAGCATAATCGAAAGCGGCTTGAAGTGCAATGGTATCATCAGTAACTCCATCACCTTTTGCACCAAATTTTTTTACGCTAAAAGTAATTTCTGACGCCTTTTCAGCCATTTGTGACGTAAGTGTATTATTATTTACCTTAAAATTTCTTTCATCCGTAATATTACTCTGAATTATTGAAGTTACTCCTGCTCCCACCGCAATTTTTACCAACAATAACCCTCCTGTTGGTGTATCTGGTGCAGAAGGATAAATTTGTGATGCACTTGTTATTATAGTTCCATTAATTATAACAACCGTTCCCGTAACTGTAGCTATTGTTGGAGTATTACCACCTCCAACAATTTTTTCTGTTAAAGTAATTATATTATTAGAAGAAGTTGCAGTATATAAAGCATTAATTGTACTATTAGAATTTAAAACATTTTTTAAATTAGTTGCTGTTTCTGTAGTATCTGCTCCTATATTAAATTGATTACCAGAAGCACCTGAATTTACTGCTGTAAATACAATCCCATTAATTGTTATTGTATCATTAGTTTTACTATTTGTAGCAGTTCCTACTGTTATTGTTCCTGTTCCTACGACAGTCATATCTCCAGGAGTATTACCACCTCCAACAATTTTTTCTGTAATAGATATTACTCCACTAGCTGCATTTGCTGTATAAATTGCACTAATAGTAGAATTTGCGTTTAATGCTGTTGATAAATTATTCATAGAATCTGTTATATTAGATCCTACAATAAAATGAGTACTATCTTGTGTTGCACTTGTAGCTGTAAATGTTACACCCCAAAAGTAATTGTATCATTAGCTACAAAATTTATATTTAAAGTATATGTATTACTTCCTGCAACTGCTCCTACTGCATTTGTAGTTATTGTATAAGTTTCTGAGCCTGCTATTGCTGCTGTACCTAAGGAACTAGCTAAATAACTTATAGCTCCACTACTGTTTATGTAAACTATATCTGTACGAGGTTTAGTTGCATCGGCTGTAGTAACTGGAACAGTTATATCTGTAGGGAAATTAATTCTTTGTCCATTTGGCATATATACAAGTCCTAATTCTACTAATACAGACATATTAGGTGTAGATTGTGATGTTACAGACAATCCTGATATAACTCCATATCCTGTACTTTCCAATATCTGAGTTTGAATATTATCAGAATTATTTTTCATAGTTTCATCTATAATATCTAAATCACCATTAATTATAGTATCCCAATTCTGTGTTCCATGTACTGGTTTTTCTAAATTATAATTTATTGTATTTGCCATTTATTTCTCCTTTCTATTTTATTATGTATTTTTTTATTTAATTATTTATTATTATCTCTCTGTAACTTAATATCTTGAATTTGTTCATTTAATAACTCTATTTGCTTATCTTTTAATTCTTTGTCTAATTTTACTTTTGTATCTATATACTTCTTTGCCCAATATGCTACAATTCCAAACATTGCTGTGAACGCAATTGAACAAAAATCTCTTATTATATTACTTATTAATGTATCCATTTAATTTCTTTCTCACTTTCCTCTCATTTAATCTTTAAAAGAAGGGAGATATTTAATCCCCCTTATAATTACTGTACGGGTGTAATTTCTGTTTTCTGTGTAGTAGTATCTATTAATCCTAATTCTTTCTTTAAATCAAGATATGCAGATTCTATTAATACTTCTAATTGTGATTCTGATAAAACCTTAGTACCAAATTTTTCTTCAAAAAGTTCTATTGCTTTTGCTGCTTTCTTTACATTATCTAAAGTATAATGTTTCTGATAAATATCTTTTACAATTTGTACTATATAAGCTTTAATTGCTACCTCTCTTTTTTCTCCAAGTTCTTGTACTGCTTTAACTTCTATCGCAGATAATGCCCTCTTAATATAAGTTACTATAAATGGAATTGCTAAACCTATTATAGCTGTTAAAATCTCCATTAAATATTGTTCCATATTATTCTCTCTCCTTTTTTGTTATTATTTAATTTTGTATTATTTATATATTTTTAATACAAATATAAATCTTACCATCTTTATAACTTTTTACAGATTTATTTTTTTCAGTTACTATTTTTTCTACAATTCTATCATCTTCATAATAACAACGAGTTATAATCTGATCGATTGTACTTTTTATCATATTTTGTGTATCAAAAGTTTCCAAACAATCAAATTTTAAAAATACATTAATTTTTCTTGTCCAATCTATATTTAACTCATCTTTATTTTTTAATTGATATTCAGGAAAATTTTTAATCCAATTATTATATGATTTTGTTTTTCTAGTTATATTTTCATTTAATTCTTTATCATATATAGTTTCATACATATAATTCTCACTCATACCATGACAATTTAATATCATATATTCATCATCTTTTGGTTGCAATTTATTTATTAATTTAGTTTTATGAGATTTTTGTCCTCCCGAAATTCGTTGTCTTAATTGATCAATATCAGACAATATAATCTTAATTAAATCATCACATAATGTAATTAATGCTATTTGTTTTTTATCTTTATAAATATTAATTCTTTCTTCTAAACCACATTTAATGTTTTTCATCATTTTTAATCTAAAATTTGTATTCTTATTCTTATAAAATTCTTTTACATCATAATATATATCATGTATACTTTCTATATTTTCTGTTATAAATGTATTTTTTAATTTTGGTAAAGAATATTTAGTTAATTTATCAACCTGTTCCTCTGTTGCATTTTCAATAATATATCCTCCATGTTCACGTATTTCTACTAATACATGTCCAACCCATAACATAAATTTTGTAGCTTTTTCATTTTTAGCCTTGCCAATTAATGGGTACATTATGCATTCTGGTATAAAATCATCTGTCGCAACTTCCTGCGACACACCTAAATCATGTAAAAAATCATTAACTGTATTCCATCTAATAAATTCTTTTCCACCTCGATCTGCTCTTTTATAACTCCAACCACAAAACTTTGCGACATCGTCTATTCTAACTTCTGATACACCTGTTACTTTGTTAATTCTAAAACCTACATTTCTTCCTTCAAATTCTTTCTCAAAATTCATTAACTGATTTTCATTCATTACATTTTGTTTCATTTAATTTTTTCTCCTTTAATATTTTAATTATAGTAATGTATAAAATAAAAATCTTATACATTCTAATCGACAATCCTCAATTATAGTAAAATAAAAAATTAGGCTATAGTTTTTATTCTATAGCCCTTATACATTACTATAACTGGACAAAGGAGATTGCCCATTACAATATATAAGAATAAAAATAAGAAAGACGATGTGTGAACACCGCCTTGATTTTGTTTGTTTATGTATTGTTTAATTATTATAATTTATTTAGTTATAACCCAAGCATCTACCATAATTTTTTTCAATACATCTTCAGGAAGATATCCAAATCCTTTATCTCCCCATCCTCCTTCTGATTTTGATTTATCAGACCATGAATTCATTAAGATAAAATAATTATCCTTTTCATCTCTTGTTATAAAATCTACAATTTTTTCAAGTTTTTTACGAGGTTTATAATGTGTTCCTACTAATAACGTTTGATGATACCCTAATAATTTTTCTTTTTTTATATTAGGCATTGGAATAAATCCATCGTCTTCTACTTCAGTTTCAAAACTCTCATATACTGCAATAGCAAAAAGAACTGCATGTCCTAATTTTAATGCAGCTCTCATTTCTGTAGGACTTGTTACTCTATAATAATTTGATATTCTATGTAATAATGCATTTTTATAAGCATCTTCTGAAGGTATTGTTGCGATATTATGTATTCCATATGGTAAATAAGATTCTTCACATATACCAAATTTTTGTAAAACTTTACAAATCGTTCTACATTGAGATCCTTCATCTTCAGGAAATGTACCTTCAAATATACGTTCTTGATTATATAAAAATTGTCTTGAATATTGAAATTTATTGCCATCCAAATACATTTTATTTGCTGTACCTGCATTTGCAGTACAATCTTGTTCAGTTTGCATAAATGGTTTTATAAATTCCGGTCTTAAATCTACATCAATTGGTTTATCTAATACTTCCTTTCCTATTAATTTTGACAATCTATAATCTCTATCATCTGGTTTATCTGGTTTTAATCCATATTTATATTTTGGCATTTATTTTCCTCCCTAATTGTTTTGTTTAATTTCTATAATATCTGCAATATCTATTTTATCATCAAATGCTGGTGCTAAAATTTGGCTCTTTTTTACTTCATCATTGATTTCTCCACAAATTGTTTGTCTTAAATGATCTAAATCCTTTTGTTCTAACTGTGGAATTTTTTCAAGTAAAAGTTTATCAAATTCTTTTATTTTTTCTTCTGATGTAGATGTTAAAAATCTAAATTTTTCTTCTACTATATAATAAATTTCTTTTGCTATTTTATAATTAGCATTATATTTTTCATCACCTATTTGTTGTATTAACGCTTCTTTTTTTTTCTTTAAATATGTAACAATAACTGTAATTCCATAAGAACCTAATGCTCCTAAAATAGTTATTACTCCATTTATTATTATTTTTAATATTTCGTCCAACATAATATTTCACTCCCAACATATATAAATTAAAATAGTCTTTTAACTCCTCCTGAACCTTGATTGTTATTCCAATATACCTCTGGTGATCCACCTTTTCTTATGACAATATAATTCCCCCTATCAAGATGAATTGCCATATCTCCATCTATTCTCTTTTCAATATAAAAAGAATTCAATATAGGAAATATATTAGCTCCATTTGGAATAGTTTCTTCATATTTTTGTGCAACTTGTTCTACAGGGGTACTCTTTTTATCAGTTTGAGTAGAAGTATCTATTCCCGTAATTCCTTTTACTATTGCTGTAGCTAATTTTTCAAAATTATATTTATTACAATCACTCTTGTTATCAACAAAAAAAGGTTCTAATAATATTGCTGGCATATATGTATATTTTAAAACATATAAACCAGTTCTTAATTGACTACCTCTGTTTCTGTAACCTAAAGAATTACTTATTTCTGTACATATTTTATCTGCATAGATTTTACCTGTATTAGATATATATTCTACTTCACATCCTTCTGCTTTATCTGTTTCAAATGCATTTGCATGAAAACATAAATGTAATTTTGAATTATAAGAATTTGCCTTATTAACTCTATAAGACAATGAATTAGCTAAACTTAAATTTGAACTTGTAGAAGGAGTACAATTATAACAAGTGTGTCCTAATACATTTAATTTTTCAATTACAAGAGTACCATATTCTCTAACAACTTTTTCTTCGTTTAAATATCCATCTGCTCCTCTATCAGCACCACATCCATGTCCAAAATCATAAGTTATTATCATATTATCAATTTTCCTCCTTAATTTATATTTAATAATTTATTTTTAAATAAAAAAGCAACCCCTCTAGGCTACTTTTTCATAGAATATTTAAAATCAGGTTTGCCAATCTCTGATTCATATGCTATTTTGATTGTTTTAGAATCTTTTTGAAAGTCTTTTGGCATATCTACTGTTAAAGTATAATCTTTAAACGTAAAATATATTTTTTCTTTGTGTATAAATTTAATTTTACATGCTTCTATTTTTGTTTTTATATTAGATTCTTTTGATATTAATGGTTGATTAGATATATTATCTTTCTTAGATTTATTTATTTCTGAATTATTATTAGATTTTTCTGTAGATATGTTAGTTTGATTAGTTTGTTCTTTTCCCTTATTATCTTCTTTATTATCTTCTGGATTTAATTTATTAAGTATACTTTTAGTATCCATTAATATTCATTCCTTTCTTTTTTATTAGTTTATATTATTTAATAGTTATTGTTTAATTTATAAGTTAAAAAAGACATATCTGTTAAGATACATCTTCTATGTTTTCTGTGTTAGTTATATTAATACCATTTTTAATTAATTTTTCTTTAAGATATTCTTCATTAAACCAATCTTCAGAAAAACTAATCCTTATTAATTTTATTCCATGTTGTGGTATCAATTTATCTTTTATTTTATCATTAGCCTTTTGAATTTTAAAGGTTTCTTCTCCACCAAAATCTAATACAGGTTCTTCATGTTGTCTTCCGTCAGCTTCAATAACAAAATTATCCTTTTCATAATATCCATCTACTTTTAAAGGATAACTTTTAATTCCTATTAACCACTCCCATGTTTTTTGTCTAAAACATTCATATCCCATTATTTTATTAATTTTATGTAGCATTATATATTCACCTGAACACCTATCAGTTATATCATATCCATACATTTTACATATTTCAGTCCAAGATAAATTATATTTTTTTCTATATACACCATCTTCATGCTTAGAAATTTTGTTAAAAATTCTTCTAGATGGAAATTTTCCATATTCTTTTTTAAAAGATTCAAATATTTCTATAAAACCATTTTTTAATTGTTCATCAGTCAATAATATTTTTCCTATATTACACGTTTGTCTTCCTACACTAGCTTTATGAAACATTTTTAATTTTAAATATTTTCTATATTGTAATTCACTAACATATTTTTTTATAAATTCATCATACAATTTTCCTTCAAAATGTTTTATGTAATTACTCATTGATATTTTAGTATTACTTAAAAATTCATTATATAATGGAATTCTACCATATTTAATTAATACACTTAAAAAATTATTTTTATAATCTTCATCAGTATTTCGATATATTTTTCTTCCACAATAATCTAAAAATTCTCTCACTCCAAATCCTTTAATTAATTGATATGGGATATTGGATTCTTTTCTTTGACAAAAATCTTTAATAGATTTCAAACCTGTTTCTTTTACAAAATTTAAATATTGTTCTTTTATATATTCTTTCAATAAATTATCTTTTCCAAACATTTTTAAAATATCTATCCAATTCTTACCTCTAAAAGATTGAATTATTTGTCTTGATGTTATAGGAGATATTTTATCAAATTCATATGGTAATGAATATTTTTTCTCTGTTATGTATTTTTCAATATATTCTTTTGCTCTATTATAAGCTTTTTGTTTGTTATTTTTAGATTGTATACTATTATATTTATCTGCTTTAATTTTTTCTATTTCTTTTTTACATTCTTCACAATATCTAATTCTTAGATCTCTAACTTCTATTTCTTTTCCACATCTTGTGCAATTTTTCTTTTTCATTTATATAACCTCCGCAGTTATTATTTAATTTTCCGATTTAATAAAATTAAGGGAAATAGGTTCGGAATACCTACTTTCGATAAAGTTCATGACACTTTACCTATCCCTTATTCTTATATTATCATTTATTTAATCTTCAGTCAATACTTTTTTATGTATTTATTTAATTATGAACAAGTTACATCTGCATTAGTTTCTACACTTGTTTTTGATGTTATTTTAACATTAACAGTAGTGCTACCAGATGCTACAAAACTTACAATTCCACTAGAATTTACTGAAGCAGTAGAACTATTTCCTGATGTAAAGGTTACGTCCGCAGTTGGTGCTAAAAATGCAGAACCTTGATTTGGTATAGCCCAAACTACTAATGTTGCAGTTTCTCCCGTAGATAAGGTAATTTTATCATCTTCTAAAGCTAATAATTGTACATTATCATACCAATGTGCATTATTATCAATACGACTAATTGTAGCATATATTTCATTACTATCTTTAGTTTTTGAAAGAGCCATTGCTTTGAGTGGGGTCTTAGATACTCCTGAACTACTCATAGCTAAATTTGCAGTACCATCTAATTGACAATTAGGTATTTCAAACTGAACTTTTCCTATAATAGTTGAATCATTTGCTTCTCCACTATCACTAGACGCTAATTGTGCTTCCATAACTAATCTTCCTTTTGCTGGAATAAAATTAGCTCCTATATCCATTTGAGAAACATTGTTATTTTGTTCATAATATCTAACTGTAACTACTTCATTTTCACTTCCACCAGATAAAGTAAAATTTTTTCCTGAAAAAGTAACTTTAGTAACTACATCATTACTATCAGTTACCCATCCATAAATAGTGCTAGTTACATCTGGAGAAACTATTGGTGTACCATCTACTGTTCCAGTTCCACCTGCTCCTAATGTAACATTTTCTTCTGTCCAAATTTTACCTCCTGTATTTATAGTAGAACCTGTTGTAGCAGCTATCATCCCAAGGTTAAATTGAGCCTCTTCTAAGGTCAAATCTAGCTCTGGAGTATGAAAATATATAAGTTGTAATTTATTTCCATATCCGGCATTTATCTTAGTATTTGAGATTTTTATATCTACTGCCGTATTTGTCATTGTCTTTGCTTGAAATATTATGTTATCTGTAACTGGTGCATGATAAAACACATTAGCTACACCTACTAAATAATATCTTGCCATAATTTTATTTCCTCCTAATTATTTAATTTTTATTTAATTTGCTTTGTTAATTTTATTTTTGAACTCATCAAAATCAACAAGCATATCACTATACTTGTCTTTATTTGATAAAGATTCTGTCCATCCTTGAATTTTAAAATCTGATTTTATAGTTCCATTTACCATTCCAGTCTTCATTATTTGATAATCTAATTTATATCCTGCTCGTCTTAAAGTTAAATAAAATTTTCTAATTGACATATTATATATTTCTTCGTATTTATATCCTGTACTTACTACAATACAAGACATTAATTCTTCTAATGAAGCTTGTTTTATATGTTTACTTTTAAATTGTTCTACTTCTTCCATAGCTTGTCTAAATTTTGGATCTACATAACCATCATCAAAATCTAAAATATTTTGATAACAAATAATTCTTCTAATATTATCAAAATCTTCCCATGTACAAAATACATTATTTATTTTTAATAATTTTCTTCTTTTTTTATCTTGTACGACAATTATTTCTTTTGCTTTTAAACCAATTGTTAATATAGTAATCATTGCCTGAACATATCTATCATCATTTGATTTTTCTGCTAAATAAAATAAATAATCCAAATATTTCATACTGATTACTTTTGGATCAATTTGTATATTAGGATTAGACACTTCATTTTTTCTAATTTGTAGAAATTTTATGTTTGAAAAAAATGTGAAATAATTATCAATTAAAAAAGGATAAATATATATAATTTGAGTTTTTAAATATTCATTCAATATATTAAAACGTTGAATATCTTCATCAGTCTTATTGACTTTAATAGAAAGACAGGCTAATTCTTTTTTTAAATTTTCTGTAGCTACTGGCAAATAAGGAATAGGTTTATCTTTTGTTAATTCTTCTTCATATATATTGATATTTAATTTATCCATATATTATCCAACTTTACAGGACATTGTTAACATATAACCCTCATACCATTTTTCTCCCATTCTATACCAACTAGCATTGTTGTCTAATCCATTACCCATTTGATCAAAAGATAAAGGAGTCATTCCTTTAATATTTTGTTGACTTAAAGTAGAAATTAACTGTTGCAATATTACTTCATTTCTATTTTCATATGTATCCAATGTTAATATAGAATTATATGAAACAACTTGTATTTTTATATCTACTTGTCCTTGTACTCTATTAGTAGGTAATATTCTTCCTAACCACACTCTTAATTGAGTTTGTGCTGTTTCTGTTGCTCCATTAGGTAATGCTTTAGTAAATACTCTATAAGGTGTTTCATCTGTTTGTCCTGCATATATTAAAGACGATTTTTGACTTTTAGTTAGATTTGGTTGACTTAAAGCATTAGATGTATCATATTTTAATAATTTCCATATAATATCATTATTGTTTAATAAATATGAAATAATATTTATTGGATATTTAGTTATACCATTATATCTGTTATAATCATTAAAAGTTACTCCCATATTCTCACCTACTTTATTTAATTATTAATCTTATTATCCATATTAGAATTAGCCTGTTCAACTAACATTCTAACTTTTATTTTATTTTTTAACTTTATAATTATCACTTCCTTCTTACCATTCTCCAGCCAATCTAATAGTAATACTTTCAGATGTACTATCAATAGTATCTGTACAAGTAACAGTCAAATATTCTCCTCCATCACCCTTAATATTTTTAATACTAAAATTATTACCATCAATAATAGTTAAAGTATAATAACTAGAATCACATCCACCAGTAGTAATAGTAAATGTATTATTTAATTTATTATTATCACTATCGTATTTATAAACACTATAGGATTGAGTATCATCTTGTAATATTTTAGTTTCATTAGGAGATATTGTTATAACAGTATTTATATCAGAACCTATTAATCCATCAGCTATATTGTTAACTATATCATCTTGAGGACTTTTTTGATCTAAAAACATACTATAATATAATAAAGGAACAGAATCTGCAACCATTGTTTTATCTCTTAGATATGAATTAACTCTTTGAACTTTAAAAGGTTGACCATTAAATATGAATCTATCATTAATTTTTATAGTTTTGGTATTATCATTATTTTGAGTAGTTACCTGAACAATACCTTCTGGTAATATCATTTCATCAGAATATTTAAATAAATCTCTACTTATTTTATAATCAATGATACAAGGTTCTGTATATAATGTTCTATTATTATTTTCATCATATAAATATCTACTTAAAACATTATTACACCTTCTAATACAAGTTGATGCAGTAACAAATTTATAAATATCTGAATTAATAGTAAGCCAATAATTGTCATCAAATTGATACATATAACCTAATCCATAATTATGTTGAAGATCTTTAAAAGTTATACCTCTCCAATCATCACCTAATTTTTCTCCAGTTTCAGAGTTTATAACATGATTAATTCTAATAACAACATCTGTAAATGTTTTATCACCCTTATTTAATTCTTCTTGAATAGTATATATATTAGATGCACACTCAAATTCTGAATTTATAGTTGCTTGCAAATCATCTTTATATTGTTGCATTGGACTATTAGCTATAGATAAATATGCTTTATAAGATTCGTAACTCATACCAACTAGCCCCCTAATAAATATAAAAATTTTGTTGTTGCCAATCTAACCAAGACACATTTTTTAATTCGTAATTAGTCATATCTTGTCCTACATCTTCCTGTAAAATAGTTCTTGCATTCATTTTTGCAGTTAAATTTTGAGATTCCGCATAATGTTTAAAATCTGTATCATTTAATTTCCATTGCATTTGTGTTACATCTAATATTTTAGTATCCAACCATCTAATTATCATTAAATCAGATAATATTACTTGTTCATTAAGTGTTAAATCTTCAGTGAATTCATTTGTAGTAATATCCATTATTTGATCTAATTGTTTTTTACAATGAATAAATTTAGGAATAGCTTTTTTCATAAATCCAAACATAAGATTTTCAAAATTAGTTAAATCTGTTGCGTCAAATAATTGATCTATTTTATAATCTCTAATTGAAGTCATACATAATTCATATATATCACTAAACGGAGTAGCCATTATTTAATCACTCCTTTTTTTATTGTACCATTGCTATTCTAGCTTTCAATAATTCCTTTCTATCTTCTACTGCTTTAGTTATATTTTTACTATAATTTTGCTGAATACCATATAATACATTACCATCAATTTTTTCATCATTTACCATTTTATCAATCAAGATACTAACTATAGAATCTTGAATTGTTTTAGTAGAATTTTTAAATATATTAACAACTTCATTATAAGATAGATTAAATATATTTTTTAATTTTTCAGGACTCATTATATTTTTATAAAATCTTTCTAAACCATTTGTTCTAACAAATCTTTTATTTGCTATATAAAAATGTCCATCTATAGTAAACCCTCTTTGAACATGTATAATTTTTAATAAATCTCCATATATAATAGGCTGCGTTTCTCCAAATTCATGAAATATATATGAAGTTCCTTGACCTTTCTTTTCTGTTGATAAAATTAAAATATTGTTAACTAAAGAAACCACATTAATTAATTCATTTGTTGCAAGAGGTTTATCTATGTCTTCTTCTTCAACATTTTTAACAATTACTTTTTCCTCATTTACTTTTTTATTCATCATCATTTCTTCTATTTTTGCAAGTCTATCACCTAAAGATTTTATAATATTATCTTTATTATTTAATTCTGTTTTAAGTTTTTCTACTTCTATATTATTTTTAGTTGTATTATTTTTAGCTGTTCTTTTTTTTACATTATTATTTATTGTTTTATCTATATTTTTCTCCATATAATTCTCTCCTTATAATATAGAGAGATAATCACATATTAATTATCTCTCTTATTTAATTTTTATTAATTATGCTGATAAATCTATCAAACCATAAGTTGCATTACTAGCTACATCTACTCCCCACATTTTTTTAAAAGTAATCTGTTGAGTAAGATTGGCATTTTGATATGTATCATCTGCTATACTTAAAGTTTCTCCTTCAATTGCAAGTTGAACTGGTTTCTGAGAAGCTGGTGATAATACATATAAAACGTTATTATTTATCAATGTTTTATATGGTGTCTGCCAATCTGCTTTTTGTGGTAATGCTATTACATCAGCACCATAATAATCTTTTACATACCCTAATTTCACATAATCAGAATCTAAAGTATATCTATAATTAGGATCTGAAGGTAACAATTGTGTTACAGCAGCTTTTGTACCTAAAATTATTGGTTTATTACCACTATTAAAAGCTCCTACTTTTTCTACTAATTTAATAATTTCTGTACTATCAATACCAGAAATTTTTAATCCATCTCCTGCACCAGTAGTACTATCAGATGGTAGAGTTGCCATTACAGTATCAAATGTTTTATAAGCATCATAAGCTATTTCAGTTTCCATTGCTCTAGCACATTTCATAGCAAATACAGCTAAATTTTCTTGCCCTGATAATAATCTATACAAACTAGCAAATGTTGAAACATCATGTTCCTCTGGTATAATAGTTATTTGTCCTTTAAATGTTTTTTTTGCTTCTGGATGTCTAGTTCCTCTACCTGCTTTACTTACATAAAATAAATCATTTGATTCTATATCATATTTAAAAGAATCACCATATCCACCTGTTTGTACATTTGTAAACATTCCAATACTATCTATAATAGTATCAGGAATAATAGGATCTATTAATGCAGATATTAATGCAAATGTAGCCCATTTCTTCATCGGATCAGAAAACTGTTGTCTTGGTGTTAATATATCATTATTTGTAGAACCACTTAATTTATTTATTTCTCTAAGCATAGTTTTATGTAAAGCATTACTTTTAGCTTCAAAACTATATTTATGACTATATCTCAATCCTTTCTTACCATCTTTATCCATATAATGATTGAATAAATCTATTGCTTGTTCAAAAACAGTTAAATCTCCGCCCATTCTATCATTTGCGAATTTAACTACATTGTTTGTTAAAATTGCCATTATTATTTTTCCTCCTTTATTTAATTATTAGTTATTCTGTTATACATTCAAGTTTATAAGAAGTTACTCTATTTCCTGAACCTGGAAATCCAATTGGTACTGAAATATAAGTTGTCTTAACAAGCTTAAATGAAGTAGCATTTGAAGTAGGTGAACTTGCCCAAGTTAATAAATAACTGCCATTTGCTGCACTTGCATATGTATACTCTCCTATTGAATTTGTGAAGGCTTCTCCAGTTAATTCAATAATATCGTATAATTTTGGTTTAAATACTGAAAATATTGAACCTGTAGGAGTATAAAAATCTCTTACATTTACATCTATCCCTTTATATTTTCCATCTGTAACTACAACTTCTGGATCACCAATCATCCATAAATTATTTAATGAACCCGTAGCAGGTTGTGTTGCTAAATATACTTGTCCTTCTCCATATGTACTAGAAACACCTGTATTTAATTGTACTAAAGAACCATTATCTAAATCAGTTGTTGTTGATTTTGCACTTCTTACTAAAGAATCAACATCTTTTGACATTACCGCACTAGGTAACATAATTGTATGATATGCCATTATTATTTTTCCTCCTTAATTTTTATTTAATTTTTATTAAAATATAATATAATTAATAACATCTCCACTTGTAAGCACATAATCTGTACTATTTGTAGCAATTGTTAAATTTGTTGTACTTGCTGATACTGCATAATTAGTTGTAAGTTTTCCACTTCTATAAATTTGTACTATAAAACCAGTAATTGTTTTACCTGTATCTATAGTACAAGTTTCAGCAGTACCTTCACTAGAAGAAACTGTATGTGTGCCTGCAGCAATAGTATCTAAACCATCTACAATTTCCCCTAGATTATCTACATTTGTTCCTAATGTCTGAATTACTGTACCTAAAGTTACATCTTTTGCTGTCATACACATTTTATCTAATGCTACTTTTTGTGTATCACTTATAGCTATAGCCATTATATAAAACCTCCTTTATTTATTTTCTATATTCCATGTATCATCTTTTGAGATATCTTTTCCCCAAATATCATTAGGATCTATTTTTTGAAAATCACCATTTAAAGGTAATCTAGTAGGATTTTCCTTTATATATTTAAAAGCAAAAGCCTGAGTATGTTCTACCCAATCTTCAATTTTAGAAAAATCATTTACTTTATTTTGTAATTTTTCTATATCTCCTTCTGGAACTAATCCTTTTATTTCTTCTATTGCATTATTTATTATTGTATTCTTTTTATCTGTTTCTAATTTGCTCATTTTAACTTGCAAATCATTATTCTTATTTTCAAAATCACATTTTAATTTTGACATTTCATCATAAGAACATTTTAATTTATTATAATCTTCTTCCATCTTTTGTATTTTTGCTTCCATTTCAGCTATTTTCTTTTTATCAGCTTCAGTTTCATCTTTACTTCTAGCTATATTAGCTAATCCTTCAATATTTTCATCTGTAGTAAATTTCTGATTTAAAGCCATCATTACATCACTATCTTCATTGTCTTCTCCATCATCAGAATAAACACCACAAATTAATTTAGCACACTTACAATTACCACAATCTGGTTTTATATCTTCACCATCTACAGAATAAGGAATTGCAGACATTTTACAATTTTCCTTATCTATTGCATAAATATTTTCATTATCATAACTAACAACACTATATTTACACATTTCCTTATCGTCTTTAGTGTATTTACATTCTTCTAAACACTTAGACATTTTTTCTAACATTTCTTTTTTTGCAAAACTTTTAGACATATTATTTTTATCCTCCTTTATAATTGTATTATCATTATTTATTATTTCTTCTGTTGAATTATTTTGATCTTTAGACATATTAGCTTTATCATCAGAAAACATAACATCATATTCTTCATAACTAAAATCAAATTCTTTAGCATTCTCTTTATTTAATTCTAAATCTTTATAAATTTTAACTAACTTAGAAATAACAGTAGTCTCATTTTGTGCTTTTGCATAACCTAATGCTGATTTCAAAGCTCCTCTATTATAAACAGCTTCATTATCACTCTTTACTTCCATTATTGGATATTTAAGATGTTTAGATGGTGCATTTTCCCAATCTGCTTCAACTAAAGCAAAAATATCATCAACTACTGTTTTAACATTTTTAGCTTTAATAACTTTATGTAATTGAGAAGTTTTATCTACATTTCCCCAAGATGTATTACTCATAGCCTCTTTAGATTTATTTATTTTTATAGAATAATCACCACTACCCAATTCATTTTTATCAAAGTTTTCTTCAGTTTTTCTCTCCTTTTCTTTTTTATCTATTTTATTCATAGAATCTACTAAATCTTGACTCCATTTCCAAGCTTCATCCCCTCCCCAAAGACAGTTATGAACTAAAAATCCATTTGCAAAATAATTATTATTATCTTCTACTGTAAAATTATACTTTAACGAATGTTTTTTAGGCTGAATAGAGTGTCTATCTTTATATTCAGTCAAATTTAAATGTTTAGTAACTTGTTCTTCTGACAAATAATATTTTAAGTTTGATACATAATCTTTTAATTCATAATTTATTTCTTTAAATTCTAATGGTATTTTATATTTCATTGAAATAGGCATATATTTAGCAATGTTTTTTCCAAGATTTCTAGAAGCTTCTTGAGTAAAATACAAACAATAACCATCACAATTTTCTCTTTTTATTAAATTACAATTATAACCTTTGTTAATAAAATATTCCTTAATAATATTTGCTGATTTTTTATCAAATCCTTCTATATGCAATCTATAATTATACGAATTATTATTTTTTTTATTGTAATGTAAATGTCCATCATCAGCTATCCATATTGCTATACCTATATTATTTATTTTATTTAAAAAATTTAAATTAATAGTTTTTTTATTATCTATATATAATTCATCTCTTATATCTTTTAAAAATTGACAAACAGATGATCTTATTTGAATTTCTTGTTTCCCTTTACTATATCCACATTTTGGTATATATATATAATCTCTAATATTTAAATTTTTTAAAATTCGTTTTTTTTCTAATATATAGTCTTTTTGTACTATACCATGACCTTCTGCATATCTTCCATCTTTAGCAATACATCCATCACCTAATATACTTCCATATATTATTTGCATACCAATATCATCTAAACAATAATGTATAGAATTTAGATTTTTATTTTTCATATCTTTTGCAGGTATCCATTGATTATTACTATAAAAAGGATGTTCTCCTGTAATAATTAATTTAGTATCATTAAAAACACCTCTATGATTTTGTTTATTTTTTCCTATTACATAAAAATCTTTTGGTTCTGAGGGATTAATAAACCAATTTATTATCTTCTTTTCTTCAAATTTATTTGTCATAGTATTATAGCTAATAACTTTATCAGTTATATGTTTTTCACAAATTTCTTTTGCTGTTTTAAAATTACCATCTGCCATAAGTATCTTAGAATCAGCAGACAAACACCAAGCAATAAATCCATTACTTACAGGTTTATCATTTTTACCATTTTCATCAAGGTTGTCACCTGAATGTCTAGGAAAATATTTGGCTATATGTCTTACTTTATCAGGAGAAACAACATCATTATTAATTAGATAATTAGCAGTAGCTAATCCTACAGAAGTACCTCCTCTTTTATATTTTTTATGTAATTCTAATCCTTCTTTTGCATTATCTTTAACTTTTTGAGGTATTTTAAAGTTTAATGATTTATACTTATCTGAAATATTATTCATCATTTCAGCAAATTCTTTTTTCATTTTATTAATATCTAATTGAACATCATTTCTAGAAAATGGTACTATTGTTGCATCATCAAAAGCTGGTTGAACTCCTCCATCTCCACCTTCTAGTAAACATAATCCTAATACTAATGCATCATTTACTAATTTATATCCATCTTTTTGTTCATCATCTGTGCAAACTTCCATAGATTGATATATAGTTCTTTCTGGTATAGTATTCAATCCTTGATATCTACCCGTCCAAAGATATATATAACATGTAAGAAATTGTCTTCCCTTATATTCTTCCATCCAAGGTTCAAGATAAGGATCGGCAAACCCAACACCAATTGGCATAGGACTTCTTATAGTCATTCCATTCTGATTTTTAGTTAATCCATCTTCATGACCACCAAAACGTGATCCATCATTATTGTCTCCGATAAATGCTGCCACTACAGCAGTTCCAAGAATAGAATTTTTCATTTTATCTAAAGTAGATTGAGGGAACATATATCCATTTGCTAATTCATTAGGTGAACAAATATAACATTTATATCTAGTAATTAAATCATTTATTTTTGTTGGATTATCTAATTTTGCTTCAAAATCTAGTTTTTCTTTTTGCAAACTATCACCTCCCTAATAAGAAAATATTGTTTAAAAGTTAATTGTCATAGAAGATTTTGTATCTTCAAATAAATCATTTTTACTAAATTGTTTAATTAATTTATCATTATTCTCAAAGTAATAAACTCCATTTTGTTCATATAAAAAAAGAAATCCAACATCTTTTAATTGTTGAAATTTCTCTTTAGAAAAACATTTTAAATATCTATTTTGTAGTTTCATTTAATCATCATCCTCTTCTATATTTTGAATTAAAGGCTTAAGAATTATAAATTCTTCTACATGTCTATCAAAACTCATCCATGACATAGTATTATTCCCATACATTTCTGCTTTATCACATAATAATATAGCTTGAGCAGTATAATCATTTATTTGTAATAAAAATTTTTCTAAAAATATTTTTGTCATTCTATCATTATTTTCTTTAGCTATTCTTATACCATCATCAATTGATTGCTCTAATTCTTCCATAAAATTAAAAAATGTTTCAAACAATTGTAATGGTGTTTCATAATTAGATTCATCTTTTGGTGTTTCTAAATATATAGTTAACATATTTCTAGAATCTTGATATTCTGAAATCTCATCTCCGAGCAAAGGGAAAGCATGTGCTAGTAATCCATGTAATAAATTAGATGTCTTATTCATTACAAATTTTATAGACAACACAGACATCATCCTATCTAATATTCGATTACCTAAAAAACATTTTTGCACAATTAAATTTAACTGATTGTTAACTGTATCAGATATCATAGTATGTTTACCCATTAATAATATTTCTCCTTTCTAATAAATTATTTAATATTTATATTTTTCCACCTTTTTGAACATTTGATCCCGTTTCTCTGCTTTTCAATGTATTATCATTATTTATTTGTTGATTTTGTGGTCTACCTTGATCTTGAGATTGATTATACATATTTAATAGTGGTACTAAATTGTCTATCCACCCCATCATACTAGATTCTGCCATTTGTCTTTGCAAATCTTGAGGTAACATTCCCCACGCAGCAGCTATTTTAGGAAATGAAGTTATACCTACAGAAGCCATTTTCATAGCAGTATCTATTCTATTTTGTCTATCAGAATTAAATTTAAATCCCTCAAAGAAAAAATTAAACTTATATTTTTTAGTTCTTTTATTAACATAATAATTTAAAAAATGGTTAAATTGTGGATATAAATATTCAACCATCATTTTATCTACATCAAGAGAACTTTGACTCTCAATAGCATTTTGTTGTTGTGCAGGATAGGACATTCTTGAACCTGTATTTATACCAATATTTAAATTATGTTCTCTATAAATATTAGTTTCTTGTGCTTTACTAAAATCAAATTCTTTCATATCATCAAAAGGTACTACTCCTAATGATACAGGATTTGGTAAACCTTGTTTTACTACTGATGCAAATTGTCCCAATGTTACAGGATCTATAGCCATTTTATTTCTTGAATTACCTGACTTGTTATCTTTTAATAATGGAATTAATCCTACTAACATTCTACTAGCAGCAATAATATATTTATTAGTTTGTAAATTTCGTACAATTGGTGTTAATATTAAATCTTTAAATAGAGGAGTAAAATATGGTAATTGAGTAGCTTCTTCCATATTAAATTTAAAACACCACATATTATCTACAGGACTTGTCTGAACCCAATAAACCCATTCTCCATTTCTATTATTTGTTGATGATGAAGGAATATATCCATTATTTTTTCCATCTTCAATTCTTTTTCTATATTTATTTCTAAATACTTTTGGATATGTATTAATATCTACAGCTATATTTCTAATAAAATACATTAAATCAAAATCAAAAAGATAAGAAGCATCATCTCTACTTTTACCAGTTATTTTACAATATTTAATAGGTAATTCTTGTAAAGTATATCTTTCTCCTTCATCACGTAATGCAACAAAGTAAGCATCTTGTCTAGTCATTTGTCTAACTGCTCTATTAAACTCAAATTTAGAATCAAATTTATCAAGAAAATCATATAATATTGCTAAATCTTTTTTATATGCAGCAGAATTATATTCTTCATATTTTTTTATATTAGTACAAGTCCATGTAAGATCAAAACTCAACATATTTCCATAATAATATAAATTTCTTTTATATAACATATCTGTCATTTCAAACCATTCACTAATAGCACGAAAATTATCTTCATTATTTTTAGGATCTTTTAATGCTGTATCTAACATATCATTAGTAGGTTCAGTAGGATTTAATGTTAAATCTTTCATCCTAGCATTTACTAATTCAGGAGTATATACTGTTCCACTAATCATACTTTTAGCAAAGGTTAATACATCATAAACTTCTCTTTCAGAAATCTTTTCTTGTTCAGGTTGTAGATTTTTAGGTGGTCTTACTCTTTTCTTTCTAGCCATATTTCACCTTCTCCCTTATTTAATTTTTTATATTTCTTCTAAATTATTTTCATTAGTTTGATTCTTTATATTTTCACATATTTTTATACACTCAAAAACCATACTTCTTACAGTATCATGTTCATCTATATTTATATCTATCATTCCTTGAATTAAAGTCAATAATTTTATAAATTCTGGAATATCGTAAAAAATATAATAATCTCCTGTTATTTCTATAAGAATTTTTTCTAAATGCTGTTGATAGTGTTTATAAGATTGTTCTGAAGAATATACAATTTCTTTAGATTTTGAAAGTCCTTCATAAATTGGTAACAATTTAAAAATTGAATCTATCAGTAAACTTATATAACTATCAAATAATCGTTTGGTTATTTTTAATTCATATTTATTATTTATGCCATCCATATCTTCTCTACCTCAAATCATTATTTAATTTTTTTATACAAAAAATGTATAATCTAATAATTCCTCTAAAGAAGAACTATTTTGTTCTATTCTTTTATCCTCAAATTCTCTTAAATAATATAGTCCATATACTAAAGCAGAATAAATATCTTTATCTGTACCTTTACTTACTTGTTCCACATCAATATTTCCTGCACTTTTATCTACCTTTCTTAAATTAGCAATTTGATCTCTTAATTGATCTGTTTGATAATGTGCTGCTCTTATATTATTTATATCTTCTTTATTTTTACTATCTTCTTCTGGTAAATTTATAGCATTAAGTGGTACTAATAATTTTAATCTATCACTTTCTATAAAATCTATAAAATCAACTATTATTTTAGTTTGAATACCTGTGGCTTTTAAAGCATATAATAATGGAGCATCTAAACTAGTTTGTCCATTAGGTTCATCATCTGTGTTTTCAGTATTCCATGCTGGATAAGTTTCTCCTGTTTTTGGATCTAAAGCTTCCATCATAAGTGTATCAACTAATCCACTACCTACACCATTAGCATCTACAATTACAGATATAAAATTATATACTTTATTTAATCTTTTTACTATTAAACTTTGATCAAAAAAATTCAATCCATTTTTAGGAACAATTATATTTACAACCGAAGCATTTTTAATAGTATTATCTGAATTTCTTTCTACTTCAAATACTACAAAAGCAGATTTATTATTTCTAGTTTTTGATGATCTTGCCACGTCAACACCTAAATAATATTCTCTATCTTTTTGTGGTTTTAAAACAGCCATAGGATAATTTTGACAATCCATTAATTTATTTATATCAATTATTGCATCATCGGCAGCTCCTACCCATACTTCTTCATAATTTCTTTGAAAATCTACATAAGAAGATGTAGGATCATTTTTCTTTTTTAATATCTGTTCTTCATTTTCACCTCTACCATAATAGCAAGGTAATCTCCAACTAGCACCTAAAACCATTTGTCCTTCTAAATTTACCATCTTATCAATCATATCAATTACTCTCATATATTCAGTTGAATTTTTATATCCTGTAGTAGTAAGAAAATTTATCATTCCATTAAGTTCCATTGGATTTTCTTTCCCTAGTTGTCCTCTAGTTCTTCTTGCAACATTTACAACTGGTTCTAAAGCATCTTTATATAATGCATTATTTAATAAAGCACTTTCTTCTATATTTAATCTTTGTCTTCTTTGTCCTTTTGTACTTTGGGCATTAGCTAATACATCATATGTAGAATTATTTTTAAATTTCACTGTTGCCATCGTTCTAGAAAAATGACATTCTTTTTCTACAAGTTCATTTTTTAATAAAGGAAATGCTTCCATTAAATCATTATGTTTTTCTCTTGATATACTTGCAGCATTTTCTTTTGTTTGTGCTGACATTGATATACGTATTCCAGGAAACCATATACAAGTATGATATATAGACATATATTCAATTAAAGTTTTACCCATAACCTCTTGGATAACAAGCATAAGTATTTGTAAATCTACTCAAACTACGAAGAAAAACTCTTTGATCCATATTTAAACTTAAACTACCCTTTTCTGATTTTATAAGATCATAAAATATATCAGGGTAAAATTTCATATATTGAGCAAATTTTATCCATTTATTTATATTTTTTTGAAAAATATCTTCATTAGCAATAATTTGTTTACTCATCTTTATTCTCACTTCCCAATATTACATTCATACGATTATTAATTTGTTTCTCATAAGCATCTCTTCTTCTATCATAAAATGCATATATATCTTTATAAGGTGCCTCTGGTAATCCTTTTGCTAGTCTTAAATAATTAATTTGTGCCCATAACACAATATCAACTTTATCTTCTGGTTCTTCTCTAAATCTAGGTAAAACCTCCATCAATTCTCCTTCTGGAGTCTCTTCAATTTTTAATGATAATTCAGAAAAATTTGAAATACCACCTGATATATCTATATCTTTTGGTTGAAAATTACCTGCTTTTGCAGCAGTTTGAGCCATATCATAAAATTCTTTAGCTTTTTTAGAATCGGTATTTGCTTTGTGTAAATCACTAAGTACCATATTTACACAATAAACTTTAAAATATTCTTCATGCATAGCTGTTTTTATACTTACAGATTGTTTTAAATTCTGATACTTTTTCTCAAACAAAATATATTGTTTATCCTCATATCCATATCCAAATTTTTCTCTTAATTTATCTATATTTTGATTAGCTTGGGTAACTAAAGGATTAATTTTTATTATATCTGTTGCATTTTTTACAGCTTCAGAATTATTATCACTATTTTTGAATTCTAAACCTTTATAATTAAAAGCAATATTTTTTATATAGTGTCCTAAATCAAATCCATTCTTAGAATTAAGAACTCTTAAGTATTCTTTTTGTACAAATGGTTTATTGAGAAATTTTAATACTTCCATAAAACCTTCTATATTTATATTTTTTCCATCACTTTGAAAACATTGTTCTCTTAAACATTGCTTACAAATAGGGGCATATCCTGAATATAAATCATTATTATGTTTAGAATTATTTGATCTAAAGAAATTACTATCATTTTTTGTTTTTATAGAACGACAATTACCAATACATTGTATTTTATTATCACCATTTGTCACTTCATTCTTTTTTACAACTTTCTTCGGCACTCTTATCTCACCTCTTTTACTCTTAAATCTTTTCTGTAATAATCTTATATCCTTCTTTTTCTATCTTTTGCTTAATCAATTTATAGAATGATTTCTTTATTCTATCATTTAATTTTTTATCAATTTTTATATGTACAATATTTTCATTAATATCTACTTTAAAAGGGGAAAATAATATTAAATAATCATCAGAAATCATTTCTTTTGCCTGTTTATGGAATTTCACTATATTATTTAATGAATCTTTTAGTTCACCTTTATCATTAGTTGGAATTTGAAAATGTATTAATTGTTTAATTATTATCACCTTCTTCTTTAGAATATTGTATATACTCGTCAATTTTATTATTATCACAATCTATTAAATCAAACATATGTAAAGTTTCTATATCCAAATCTTTCCCAGTCGCATAGTATTCAGGATTTATGTATATTGATTTTCTATGTCCATATTGTTTCAATTTAACTAAATTCTTCTCTTGTAATGATTTTAAAGAATTCCTAATTGTCTTCTCATTTAATCCTATTATTGGCTCCAATTCTTTCATTGTGGGAATAGAATCTTTAATAACAACACAATTTGTTGGGTATTGTGCAAAATCTCTTAATACATAAAATACTAATTTTTCATTATTGTTTAACTTCATATCATTCACTTCCTCAATTCTATCTCTATAAATAATATTAAAATCTCCACCTTCATATCTATCTTTAGTTTTTAATTTCGATTTCTTATTTTTAGATCGTTTATTAATCAATCTTTGTTCAGTTTCTATTTCATTTGATTCTCTTAAAGTTCTATTAATTGTAGCAACTGTAGTAATGGTGTATTCTTCAACTCGTCTTTGAATATATTTTTGAACTTCCGTTTTTGTGAAAAATTCTCCAGTAATAAGATTATAAAATCCACCACCTAAGATTTCTTGAAATTCACCATTTAAATTATTAATAAAATTTTTTATATCATTTTGTTCTTGCATTGTCAAAATGCCTCCTTATTTTTATAATTATTCGGACTGTGAATCCGTTTATCAGAAGAAAATCGGTACTCTAATCCGAATATAAATCAAAATATTCCTATTTAATTTTTATAAAGTAAGTAATAATAACACTTTTGGAAACCATTCCTTCTTTATTCTTAATTAATATCTTTTACTAAGTAGGGTGTGGGGCGACAGCCTCCACAAAACTATGAACACTAAACAACTTTTTGATAATTATTTAATTTCTTCTTAATTAATTTATTTACTTTTTGTCTATTAATAGAGAACTCTTTTAAACTTATTTCTACCTTTTTATCATTTATATAATCATTTTGTAGTTTTACTAATTCTATTTTTTCTCCTTCAAAATAAATGAATGCTTTTAACTTATTATTATGTTTTTTATCTTGTTTAACTTCAATATTTTTAATTTTATATCCTAATATAGTAAGATATGTTGCAAAATCAGAATCACTTACTCTAAAATTATTAATACACATATTCAAACATCTCCTTTATTATTTACTTTTCAAAAGTCATTTTTTATTTTTCATTATTATTTAATTATTCCTTCTTCCCTCAAAACTTTTCTACTTAACTTATCATAATCTATCCACATTTGTATCTCTGGATATAATTCAAACCATTCTCCACATATATGCTGAAAACTAAAGTAATTATGTAACGACCACTCTGTATCTTTACTTCCGGGAATAGAATAAATTAATTCTAGTTTTTCGCCATTACCAGTAGCTAACTCTTTAATCCTACGCTTTATATTGGTAGAATAGCCAATCTTAACTTTATTTTTACACTTAATAAAATAAACATAACCGCAATCTTTACTCATAAAATCACCTCAAATAAAAAAGAGTAGAAATTAATCTACTCTTCTCTAATTAGCATCCTTATTTAATTCATCAATATTTGTATTAGGGAATCTAATAACATCTCTTCTTGCTTCGATGGTATTTCTAAGATTATTAATAATCATTTTATATTGATCAAAATTTGTATGTACATCTAGCATTTTACATAATTTAGTAATTTCTAAATTCAATTTTGATATTACATCTTCATCAGAATATATTTCTATATTATTTTCTTTATTCATATTATCTCTCCTCTGGTTGACAGGAAACCACCCTTAATATTTGCGAATTATATCCACACTAAAAGACACCCTTTTGAGATGTCCTATATCTAAATGTAATTTATTTATTATACTATCTGACTTCTAGTAGTTCCTATAGTAAAATACAAATGACTTCCATCAAATTCTAAATTTCCTGAATTTTGACCACTACTAACTTGTCCTGCTGGTACTAAATCAGAAGCTCTTAATTTTACACTGCTCATAGGTAAGGTAATTGCCGACAAGCCACCGTTCAAAGTACTAGCTCCACCAACACCTGTACTAGTATATAATAAAGCTACATCTACCAATACACCTGAACCAGTAAATGCAGGAGAAGCAGTAGTAGTTACAGTATCATTAATAACAGTTGTTGTACCTGTAGAAGTAGTATTTAATACAGCTACCGAAGTAGTAATCATTCCCACCATTGCTATAGTAGCACTAGCAGAATTAACTACTGTTACTTGTCCAACTATTTGATCACTTGTATGAGTAAATGATACAGAACCTCCTAAAGAAATACAAACATTATCAGGATTATCATTTAATCTAAATGTAGTTCTATTTGCTATAAATGTTCCTGCTGATGAACTATCTGTATATACACATCTTGCACTTTCACCTGATGTTGTTACATTACAAGTACCATCTTCAAAATAAATTTTACTTGAAGAATTTGTATTTACCCAATTAATAGCATCTCCAGCAGTTGCATTTACACTAGAAGCTAATAATTGAAAATTTTGTGCATGAGTTCCATTAAATGATAATGTGTTTCCTGTTGTAGAATTTAAAACTATATTATCACATATTACTGTACCGGAAAAATCTGCAATATGATTTCCTGTAATATAAACTCCTAATTTTATAGGACTTGCTATATTAACTCCTGCTTTAAAAGTTATGTCTTCTATATATGTACCTGGAAATGGATATACTGTAGTTCCTGAACTAGCTACAGTTATAGCTTTACTTATAGTTAAATATGGATTTCCTGCACTACCATCACCTGTAGTATCATTTCCATTTTTTCCAACATATAAATAATTTTGTGGTTTTACTATAGCTAAATTTGTATCTTTCATATTTTTATAAATTAAACTTTCTAATTTTTCATTATAAATCATCTATAATAGCCAATCCTATTCTCGAATAATATTGGCTATTATTGTAATATTGCCATCACTAATACTAGAAACATTTGCTCTAAAATACTTATATGGTGTTACATCAAAATCCCATCCATCTCCTGTAGATGTTACAGATGAAGTTCTAGTAGTTATATCTGATTTTTTATATCCTTCAACATTAAAAAAATCTTCATCATTCTTCCCATCTAAAGAAGCTTGAAAATTAATTGTAAAAGTAGTTGATGTTCCTTTAACATGTGCAACTAATCTATTAGTATTCCAACAAGAAATAATTTTACCTGCACTAGCTGAAGTAACAGTGTCTTGTAATTTTAAAGAATTTACAGTTTTCATTATTAATTACTTCCTTTCTTTTTTTTATTTAATCACTCCTCTACTCAAAATATGTTAATTATCTTCAAGATTAATATTTAATTCCTCAGCATCTTCTTGTATTTCTTCATGTAATAAATTTAATTGTTCCAACTTAGTTAAAAATCTAGAACCATTAAATATTTCTACATAAAATTCACATAATATATCATGAATTTCTTCTGGATTAGCTAATATCACATCTGAATATTCACTTATCACATCATTTATTTCATTACTTAATTCATTATCATAATAATTTTCATATTTAATTTCTTCATTATTCTCATTTTCATTCATAGAAGGTTTCCTACATTCTAATATCAATTCTGATTTTTCATCATTACTCACAACAAATATATTATCTTTTATTTTTTTTACATATTTATTTAATTCTTTAATACTATCTTCTTCACAAATACAAACATTATATTTTCCTTTAGATAATTTATTTTCTTTTTTATTTCCTAATATATCCTTCTTAAATTGCTCCGAACCAATTAATAAAACTTTTATATTATCATTTATTATTTTTCTACAAAACTTTAATTGTTCTGCATAACTTTTAAACTTAGAATATTCAGAATTCATTCATCTCAACTCCTTATTTAAGAAAATTTAATTTTATATCATTTATATTTATTTTCTTACCTTTTTTAAATTTTAAATATGTATATCCATAATTCTGAGGAGTATATTTTAATTTTCCTGTATCAGCATATTCTTGTTCTTTACATAAACAAAAATTTTCTATCACATATATCCCCTGTCTTCTATTTACATACATACTTGAATGTTTGTGCGTATGGGCAAATATAATAATATCATCTCTGTCAGCTATTCTTTTATTGAGAAAATGTTCACTTACTTTTTCAGCCATTTTCCCATCTATTGAACTAAAATCTGTAGGATGTGCTACTATTAAATTATTAAACAATTTCGCATACCATTTATTTATGTATTTAAAATTTTCTATTGGTTTATATATAATTTCTTTATCATCTTCGTAAATAGTAAATCCTTTTTCCAACATAGATAATAAATTTGGATTTAACATCTTCTGTAATTGCTTTTCTTGCATATTCATAATAGATTTTTTAAAACGATTTTCGTGATTTCCTAAAATTGTAATTATTTTTGTTTTATTTTTATCAATAATATTATTTATTTTATTAATAAAATTATATGCTATTATTAATTCTTCATTTACATCTGGATGTTTAAAATTTGGAAAATGAGTACAACTTTCACAGTCCACTAAATCACCAGCAAATATTAAATAATCTACATTTTTATATTTTTCAATTTGTTCTAGTACATCATCTCTTTGATAAGGTAAATGTAAATCATTCATAATTAAAACTTTTATATATTTATCATCTTTGAAAGAATGATTATATGCTTCTAAGAACCCATAGCTGGTTTTTCGTAAATGGTCGCTACTACATTTAATTTTTAATAAATTAGCAATTTCTGACCAATCAATATCCTCTTTATATTCTAATTTATATTTTAATAATCTTGCCTTATAATCAAAATCTGTTTCTTCTATTCTTTTTAAATATCTCTTATCCACTCTTATTAAACTCCTCTCAAACTCTCATTTATATTCCATAGCTATCGATATAGTCAAAATCCTCATCCAAACTAATATTTTCGTATATTTCAGCAAGTCTATCAATTACATCTAATAAATCTTCTTGACCAGTTTTAATAGCCCTTTCTTTACATATCTCTTTAGGTGTATTAAATTCTATTCCTGTAACCTCATAGTCATACTCTTTAGCTAATTTAATTATTTTCCCTCTAATTGCCTTGGTTACATTTGTCTCATCCACGATTATATCTACACCTTGTTCCAATAACATCTTCAATATAATACCATGAACCGCCCACATTAAAGGTTCTCCACCAGTCCAGAATCTTTGATTATAGACTAGATATCTGAGTTTATCAGCACTTAAGATTACCTCTCCGTCTAGTTTATTCTCTTCTACCCATGTACTTTTACCACTCCTCGGTAATCCACACATCATAGTTAATTTCTTCATTTCTCTCTAATCACTCCATTTCTTGTATTTTCTTAATTTATATAATATTTCCCAATTCTTTATTTAATAAATCATAAACTGGTTTACAAATACAATGCTTATTTACATAGTGTTTGTTATGTTGACTTAAATTGTCTACTATATCATTATTTAAAGTTCTAATATAATTTATAAACTCATCTATAAATATTCTTTTTGATATGAATTTACCATTATAATATATTTTTACACTAATAAAATTTAATACATAATAACCTTCAATATAAATATTTATCTCTCTACACTCCTATACAATATAAAAACCTAGAGAAATCAATCTCTAGGCGACTTTACTTAAAATATAATATTAATTTTTTTGGATTATTACTATATTTATTATTAGATATTATTATTTCATTTTTTTCTATACTATAATTATTTTTTATTAATTTAATTTCTTCTCCATTTAACATTCCAATATAAATTTCATTATATGTTGAATGTTCAATATTTTTTATATCATCTAACATTTTCTTTATTTTATAAAATGCATAATTACCTGCTCTTATTGTAACTGAACCTTGAAATTCACAAATATAATTATAAAGTATCCATTTTTCATTTCCAATTAAATAATCAGGTTTTTCATTCAATATTATATCTGAAAGTATATTCTTTTGATTATTATTTAATTTTCCCCAATATTCAACAATCGTTTCTAAAAAATCTTTTAATAATATTTTCCCATTTTGTTCTTTGAAATAAATTTTTGTCTTACCATCTGACTCTAATACATTTTTAATTTGTTCTAAAATTTTATTTGACTCTTTCATATTTATTCTCCTTTTGGCTTGTAATAACAACACCATTTAATTTATTTTAAACCTGCAATAGCAGTATTTAATTATTATCAAATATTTCTGATACTGTATAATAATAATTATTCCCATATACATCTGTATCAGATACTAAATCAAAATCTAATCTTAATTTACATTTTATTGAATTACACGTTATATCATGATTTTCTAATTTTTTAATATCTTTATTCTGAATAATCTTTGCATTAAGAAAAGCTTTAGGAATATGTATTTTTACATTTCTATCTCGACACAATAGAGCATCATGATATATACAATCAAAACTAATTTCTTTCATATTTTCTTCACTAATTTTTAAATTTTTAACATCTTTAAACTGAGTAAACATTAATATTTCTCTCTCCTTTATTATTTAATCCTTCTATGAGGTATTTAATTTATAATAATTATATTATTTTTCTAAATAAGTTCCACACCGACTACAAAATTTATCTATATATTCACAGACTTTCCCACATACATTACATTGTATTTTTTTATCTACAGTTATAGGTTGTTCTACTTTTTCATTATTTTTTTTATAGCCAATTAATTTCAATATTATCACATGACTTACCTCTTCTAAAGTATCCATGTTAGTTTTTACAAAGTTTTGTTGAATCTCACTGCCTTTAACTGTAATACCTTGATCATTTATATTATTATTTTGTAAATCCATACTTCTTAAACAGTCTAAATTTATAGATTTTGATTGAACTGAATTATTTTCTGATATTGTATTAGATTGACAATAAGTTATATTATCATTATGATATGTATAATCACATAAAGTCGTATATACTAGATTATATATAACATCTCTAACTATTGGTTTTTCTTTTTCAAAGGTAAATTCAATTCTAATTATTCCATCATCAATCTTATCTCCTCTAAATTCAGATATTTCTTTAGTTTTCTCTATGAATTTAAATTTATTTTTTGCCACACCATTTTTAAGAAAACCTTCTACTTCAGAAATATCATTACCATTAACAACCAATGAATCTCCGTCTAAAACATCTGTTCCATCTATAGAGATATTAACTTTTGCTTTTCTACTATTAAGATTTTTTAAATAGATAGAATATTCGCTACCAAAAGGTAATTTAATAACATCCTTATCTTCTCGCAAAATCTTTCCTTCACTAGTTTTAATACATGCAACAAAATTCTCTTTATACATTTAATTTTCTCCTTTTTACTGATGATTGACTAACATCATATATTTTTATTTAAAGTCAATTAGATTTATTTTTCACTCTGTATTTTTAAAACTGGCTTGTGACAGTTTATAGCTACATTACAAAATAAAAAACACCTTAGAATTTATTTAATAATTAATATAGAACTAACCAGAACGTCCAGTTTTTCTATATTAATTATTAATTTGGTAGTTGCACTTATTATTTTACATGCCCTGCAACCACAGACATAACAATCTTTAAAAACATTGCTCTCTTCCTTTGCTTGAATTTTCAGTGACTATATAATAAATTAATACCATATAGCCACTATAAATAAATTATAAATTGAAAGGATTGTATTAATGAAAAAAGCATTTTTAAACTTACATGGCGAGAGTAAAAGGCTTTGAACCTTTGACCTACTGCTTAACAGGCAGTTGCTCTAACCAAACTGAGCTATACTCTCATATAAAAATATCAATTACCTATGTATGACACTAATACATAATGCTTACGAAGATAAACGCATATCATAGGATTTACTGTTGATATTATTACTATTATTAATTTATTCTTCAACAATACCCATATACCACATCATGCTACCATTATCATTAAAAATTATTTCTCTTTCAAACATTATGATGATCCTTTTAGAATTTTTATTAGTATTTTTTATTATATAATTTTTTATTACTTCTGTTACTCTATTTATTAATTGTTTAATTTCCATTATATCATATGTCAAAAATACATATTTAAAATCTGGAAATTTTATTGGATTTGTATAAATCCAATATTTTTTATCTTCATTTAATGATATTATTTTACCATTAAATTTAATTTCCTTAGCATTTGTAATTATATGTGATGAATCTCCATATTTTGTATATCTAAATTCAATATTTTTTAAAGAATTAGATAATTTTTTATACACCATTTTCGAAGAAATACTTGATATAATACAATTTAATGCTTCATTCATATTTTTAAACGATATTATTTTACTTTCATCAAAATAACTATTAACATATTTTAATATCATATCATTCAACGTATCCATATTATAACCCTTTATATTATCCAATACTAATTCTGCATAATTTGCAATTTCCTCTGTTGATTTTATTCTATCCATACTTAATATATCATCTTCATTATTTTCAATTTTAATCTTGTTACCTTCACTCATTATATTTAAATCATCAATTTTCATATTATGCAATGGTAATTTTAATATTAAATATGTTGGTATATTAAACTTTACATTATCATCATTCTGATAAAAAGTACATGGCATATTCAATACTATTACATTTTCTATTTCGTTTAATGTTTCCATTGTTTTAAGAAATGGATTTAATGCTTGAGGATGTAATAAAAATCCTATACCATAATTATATCCTTCTTTTGAACAATTTCCTGTATGTAATTGTAAATAATATCTTACAGCTCCATTTACATCTCTTTTAAAATTATGTTTAAAACTCTCCTCATAATTAATTTTTACTTTAATATTATTCTCCATTATTTCACCTTTACCTTTCCTATTTTACCATACCAAAACTTTATTTTAACAACATAGAATTAAATTTTCTATTACTATCATTAATCAAGATAGGTGCTATGTCACCTTCTTAATTAATAATATACTTCAAAATCATAGTTTCCTTAAGGACTTTTGCTACTAGCCAGACAAAGGTTCCGGGGTTCGCACAGTTTAACTATTCTATATAGCATATAGAACAAATGACTACTTTTTTCATTCATCATTATATTTCCCTGTAATTGAAGAATTGAGATATATTTCGCAATCTTTATTCGATCTTTAAAAATATTCCTTACAAATACTTTCTTATTACTACATAAGATAAGTTAAGGATTATCTTATGACTGCATCACCAACAGATTTCAAACAACTTCTTTGCTGTTTCTAAACTAGCCTTAACCCTAGTGGTGATATATTTAGCATAAACCCTTTTACTCAGCCAAATTTTGCATTCCCACAGTATCAATGCTTTCCCTTATAATACTAAAGAACTCACCCGTAATTCTTCATTTTTGTTAATATTACAATCTCAAACATTTTATTCGAGATATTTTTGTTTATTTAATTTTTAATATTATTCGTTTTAAGCAAATTCCAATATAATATCATCATCATATATTTTTTCTTCTATTAGATATCCATCTCCATCTGCTATTGTGTCTATATTTGCTTCTTTACTTATAATCAATTGTTTTTTATCTAATTCATCTAAAAAATTTTGAACAATAATATGTTCTCCATTTAAATCCAATAATCCACTATCTTCATCAAATTTATGATAACCTACCAATTTACTTATTTTATTAAACGCAAATTTCCCACATTTAATAGATACTTTATTAGATTGCATACTACAGATATATTGGTATAGAGTATATTTAAAGTCCCCTATATACATTTTAGGTTGTATATTAGGCATTATAATTATTTTATTATCTTCACTAATTATTCTTCTAGCACCAACATAATCATTTCTATCATCTAAATTAGATACCTTAACTACATCACCTGTTTTTGGAGCATTTATATATTGATTTTCTCCAATATATATTCCTACATGACTTAATTTACAAAAGAATACTAAATCTCCTAATTCTGAATCTTCTTTTTCAACAGATATTCCTATTTTATACTGTTCATATGAAGCTCTAGGTATATCTATTCCACATTGAAAATATACATATTTAACTAGTCCTGAACAATCAAATCCACAAATACTTTCTCCACCCCAAATATATGGTGTACCTAAATAATTTTTTGCTGTTTCAACTATTTGTTTCTGCAATTTTCCTCTTTCCATTTCTTATCCTCCTACTGGCTGAATTCATCACGCCATAATTATTTCTTATTCATCTAAACTTTAATAATATATATATTATTTAACTTTTAATAAATTTAATTAAAGTTCACCATTATTATCTATACAACCATCAATATTTACATAATCACTATCTTTTAATATTTTATAATTTGCTTTTATATTAGAATTTAACCAACTATCAACATTTAAAGACAATTTATGTAATATTCCAAATTTATTATGATTAACTTCAATTACTGTTATTATTGATTCCATTTAATCATCTCATTAAAAATCTGATGCAATTCTATCTATAATTTCATCTTCTTCTTTATGTATTTTAATAAGACTATCTATATAATGTATTCCTAAATTTTCAAAAGTTATTTCATCTTCTTCTTTATGTAATCTTTCTAGTCTTTCTGTTAAATTTTTCAACATTAATTCTTTCATATTCTCTCCTCTTTTAATAATCGGCTTATTTTATTAATATGGGCTGTTAGTTCCTCATTTACACCTCATTTAACTGTAAGCCCCTCTATTACAGCACCCATAAAATTACCTTTTTAATCTATTCTTTTTATATCAACAATTTCTTTTAATCTTTTCTTCGTATTTATATATATTGTAGTCATACCATTTTCACTTTTATATTTTATATTCTCAATATTATCTCTAATATCATCTAATAAAGGAATATCATAAGATGTACTATACGCCATCCCGTTTTTTTCAGTTTTTCCTTCCAAATGTATACATTCATCTTTTAATTCGATTTTTACATCTTCAGGAGCGATCCCTACACTACGAGCGATAATTCTATATCCTTCACTCGTCTTTTCTGTATGTATTGGTGATACATCTTTATTGGGAAGCGAAAACTTTAAATTGATTGCTTTCAAAAAATTATCAAAAAATTTATCCATCTCCTCAAATTCATCATTAAAATTAGTTAAAAAGTTTGTCATAAAAAATTCCTCCTTAAAATTATAAAAAATATTTATTAAAAGCAATTTAATTGCTAATAACCAATTTTATTTAATTTTTCAAAATATTAATCCATTTTTTCTTTAACATATTCGTGACATTCCCTACAAACATCACAATCTTCTTCTTTAAAACTACAATTATATTCTAATCCATATTTGGTTGTTCCACAAAATTCTGTTACACATTTCATTTCTCTCATATCACTCACTTTATATTCAATTTTTTATTGTGAACTAAACAACTTAGTGGTTGATTTAAAGTTAATCCAAATTAGCACTTATAACCATCAATCTAAGATTTCTAAGAGCTTATTAATTTTGAATTGCTAATATTATCATCATAATATTCCTTAGCTGAACTTTAAAAAATAAGAACTTTGAATCTTAAAATTTTAGATTTGATTTTTAATACTTGAACTTTTTATGTATGTTGTTTATTAATATAACATATCACTATTATATTAGATAATTTACCTTCAACATATGTACTTTTGTACACTTGTTCTGTAGTTAAATCATCAATACTTTTGCGAAGTATTAATTCTTCTGCTTCTTTATTAACCCAAAAGAAATAAGGGAATTTGGAATCTAAAATCATTAATCTAATCCACAATAAACTTATTTAATTTTCAATTATTAATCTGGAATTACAATCTTCTTACTACTATTCACTTCGCTTAATACAAAATCCACATTTAATTCAAAGTTTTCTATATCCTCTTGTAATTTATCTATTTTATCTTTCAGTTTTAGAGGATCTACTATATCCCACGAATTACTTTCTCTATAAGACTTTGAAAAAGCTTCAGTTTGTTCCGTATCTGTTTTCTTACTGTCTCCACCATTCATTGTCTGTATTTGTCTATCTAACTTTTGTTCCATATCTTCATTTCTTGTATTTATAATTGCAATAATATTATTGTATTGATTTACCATCTTTTTCAATAATGTTTTTTCAAATACTATGTTATTCTTTCTTTCAATAGCATCTGCCACAGTCATTTCTTTATCTGCAATAATAACAGTTTGTTCTGCATTAAATTTTACAATAGCTGATTTTATAATTTTTAATCTTTCAATTAAATCTATAATACTATCATAATTTGCTTTTACTTCTTTTCCAAATTCATCTACTGTAAATACATTATCTATTTTCTTTGCAGATCTCTTTTTACCTGATATAAACTGTGTAGAATTTATCTTACTTTCTATTCTTTTCTTGAGCAACTTCATTTCTGCTAAACCTCTTGTAACTGTCATCTCCATAATATCTCTCTCCTTTAATCATTTAATTTTTAAACTTTGATTTATGTATATCTTCTTGACACTTCTAATATTACTACCTTTTGGATTACTTGTCAATATTTTTTTATTTAATTATTAGTCTTTTTTCTAAAATCAAGAATAGATATACTACTCTCAATCCCACAAATGGAATATTTGGATTTAGGCATTACCCACGTCTCCCAATGGTTATATAATTATATTAAAACAGAAAAGTTAGTTAGGATAGCTTCAAAAGTTCTAAAATAAAACTTCACATAAATTATAATCCAATAACTTATGAGCATTTACCCCTCAATCCTTTCTGCTTTAATTTAATTATATAAATATAATTTTTAAATTGTTATATATTGTTTAATAAAATTTCCCCATAAATCACATGTTTTTAAATGAGATATCGGAATATTAATTGTAAAATATCTATCATTATCAAATGTTAAATCAAAATCATTTAAAATTAAAATACCACAATTATCTATATTTGATAAAATTAAATCAATAGAATTCTTATTTATTGATTTAATTTTACCTATTGCTTTATTATCTACCATTATTTCTTTATCACAAGTTATAAATACAATATCTCCTATATCAAATTCTTTATTTTTAAATTTAAAACTCACATATTCACCTTCTTATTTAATATGTAAATAAAATATCAGTTTTATGGATAATAATTAAAGATATTTAATCAATAGTTATTATCCATAATCATTAAATTAATCACACGTTAATATTTTTTCTAATAATATTTCATTATTATCTAATGCTTTTATAAATTCATTTACATCTTGTATTTTATTTAATCTATCAATATTAATTGATATATAACTCTCATATATTTTAAAATATTCTTTGAAAATTTTGTTCATTGATTTATACATATGTAAATATTCATCATTAGTTACATTATCATCTTTTTTATAACTATTTATCTTTTTTAAAGTTTCAGGATTATCTATTCCTTTTAGCCTTTTCATTTCAAATTGTTCTACTAATTCTAACTCTTCTGTTTCTAAAGCATCCTTATATCCAACATAAAACATATCTTTAGCTAATTGCTTAATCCTATGTTCTGTATAGTCATCTACATTTGGCATATTCAGATGTTTTTCTTTTAATAAGTTATCTATGTATTCTTCTATTGCTTCTTTGTGGATTTCTGAAATATATGTATCCATAATTACTCACCCTTTATTTCTTTAACCTCATCAAATTCAGGACAATCTTTTATTTCTATTACTGTTTCTATAACATTATTTTTAGTACAATCTGGATCAAATTTATTTATTGTTTTATACCAAGAACAAACCACACTTTTTGAACAATCATTACAAATTTTATTTTCTACTGCCATACTCTCAAACACTCCTTTTTATTTAATTATTATAGTTTTTTATATATTCATTTAATTGTTCTTTTGTATTGTTATGTGTACCATACGTATGATGAAAACTTCCTTTTTGATTTGGATTATGACATTTTTTACACAAAGTAATACCATTATTAATATCAAATCTTAATTCTTCATATTCAGAAAAGTTTTCAATATGATGTGCTTCTAAATTACCACCTTTATTATCCCCACAACATTGACAAGTATAATTATCTCTTTTAAATACAGAACTTCTCCAATTCTTATATTCATCACTATTTTTTATAATGTCTCGTTCTGATGAAGTTCCACCTCTCCAATTAGGGCTATTTTCTTTACTTCTTAATTCTAAACCACATTCATTACATTGTTTCTTGTTCTCATGTTTAAAATTTATAAAATCAGTCTTAAATGTATTTCCACATTTACATTGTATTTCTAATTTTGTCTTGGTATTTTGATATTCATTTTTAAATGAAATTAATTTACATCTATTCCCATTTTCTCCTTCAATATATGATTTTATATTTTCATAAGGCATAGTATTCTCTTTCGTCATTTTTAATCCTGCACATGTTTTACATCTTACTCCTCTCATAAAACTATGTACATCTATTTTTCCTTCATGTCCAGAAGGACATATATAATGTAATTTTGTACGATTATTTTTATAATCTTTCTCTTCTGTGATTACCTGATATCCTTCTTTTTCAAAACATTTTTTTATATCTACAAACGGAGTTCGTTGTTTTTCTTGCATACTTTTTCTACCACATTCTTGACAATGCGGAGAATTTTTAAATTCAGCAAATGATTTATAAAATTTATTTCCACAAATACATCTTATTTTAAGTTTTACATCTGAATTAAATTTATTTTGTTTATCTTTTTCTATATCAAATTCATCTTTAGTAGTTAATAATTCACCTCTGTTGTTTATATATTCACATATTTCTTCGTATTTTCGCATATAAACATTCCTTTATTTAATTATTAAAAATCAGCAAATACTTTACTAGCCTCTGATCTAACATCTTCATCTAATACGACTATACCTACTAATTTATTTCCTTTTCCATACTGTATAAATTGAGATAATCCATTATTATGTACATATTTTGTTTCTGCCTGTTCCCAATCTCCCGTAAAAACTGCACAAGAATTTTTACCTATTCTCGTACCTATAAGTTTAAATAATTTCTTATCTAAATCTTCACATTCATCTGTTAACATAAAAGTATCATTAAAAGTTGTTCCTTTTAAGTAATAAGGGATCTGACACTCTATTTGTTCTTTAGTTATCATTTGTTGCATTTGATATTCACCACCATCAAGATTTTGTTCTATTGGTGTATAAAATTCTTTTATTTTAGCTTCTTTATCACCTTTAATAAAGCCTATTTCTTGCCCCGATCCCACAGGATTGCGTACCAAAAGGATTTTACCATAATTACCTTTATCTAACACATGATGTAATGCTACTTTTATTGCCATTTTAGTTTTCCCCGATCCGAAATTTCCGGCTATTATTTTAATTGGTATATCTTTATCCATAAGTAAATCTAAAGCACATCTTTGTTTAATATTAAGTCCTTTAATTACATTACTTGGAGGTAATTTTAATCTCTCTAATTTTCCATTTGAATATTTATTTTCTATAATTTTATCTGTATCAGTATTATATATTATTAAATATTGATTTTCTAATAAATTTAATACATTATTATCATTTAAATAATCATTTAATATTTCATTTATATATTCGGTATTTCCAGATATTTCTATATATCCTTTGTAATTATCGTTTTCCTGTTGAGCTTCTATTACATCAATCCCTAATACTTCAGCCTTAAGCACCATATTAAAATCTAATGTAAATAAATTAGCTTTTTCTCTTAAACACACATCTAATATCTTATTATCATTCTTATTGGTATCAAAATCACCATTTAATAATTCTTTACTCTTTATATCTCCATTTAACACAAATCTATATTTATCTCTATTATTTTTTAAATATTTAATTCCTTGTCTTGCTTTGAAAGCTTTTTTACTATTATCACTTATTTTTAATTTATCTAATTCTTCCAATATTGTTGAACAAACTAATAATTCTCCATCAATATCTTTTAATAATTTCTCTGGTTCACTCATTAATACATTTGTATCTACAACTATCTTGATTTTCTCCCCCATTAAAATCCCTGCCCTCATATAAAATTAGCAAGAAGAAATTAATCCTCTTGCTATATATGTAATCTTATTTAATTATCAATAATTAGTCTTCTATTCCAGCAACTTTATCCTTTAATGCTTTTGCTGCTTTAAATACTGGAACTATAGTTTCTGGTATTTCTTTAGTTCCTTCATCTGGCTTTCCTGGAACCGCCTGTACTGTTCTAGCTGCCCTTTCTCTTGTTTCAAAATTACCAAATTTCTGAATTGCAATTTTCTTACCAGCAACTAATCCATCTTCTACAGTCTCTATAAATCCTTTTAATGCTATTTCTGAATCCTTTTTAGTTAAACCTGATTTCTCTGCCATACCTGCTATTAACTCTGCCTTATTTATTGTTTCTACCTTTTCTTTACTCATTTTTTATAATCTCCTTTTTCTCTTTAATATTTTTTTATTTTATTTATACTTATTTTGTGTCCTCTTCGGACTTATTTTTAATATTTGATTCTTTCTTTTTCTTCTTATATTTCTTACACATTGTCACTGTTGCATCTACACAACACGATTGAACTTTACAATTATGCTCACATTTTTGACATTTCTTTGCTATGTATAATGTTTCTTTAATCTTCACTTAAACTTCATCTCAAATCTCCCCTGTGAATTTTCTATAACTAAAGTTACATATTTCATACATTGTTTGGTATTTAAATTTCTACATATTTCTATGCCACCCTTAAACGTATTGGATTATCCACAAATCCATTATCCATCATCATTTCTAATGACCTTGGAATACATTTTATTCTCTTTCTCATTATATTTATACTTCCATTTACATCTGCATTTATTAATATTCCTGTATTACTTTTAAATAATCCTCTATATATTCTTCTACTCTTATTATAATCTTTTTTACTTACTTCTTCTAAATCTAAACAACTACATCCACTTGTATAACTTTCATTCTGCATTATTATTTTTATTCCTAATAATTCAGCTTTATATTTAATTTTTTCTACTAATCGTTGTTGAGGCATTTGTACAAATGATTTAGCTGTATTATTTTGTTTTACCCCTCTGAAACTCCCACACCTAAAGGAGTGGGGTTCTTTTGTACTAAATGACTTTCTTATATACTCTCATTTATAGGAATTATCTTTCATCTATAAATTACAACATATATACCCTAATCATATTCCAAAAGACTTTCACCAACAAATATCCCTATGGACACATTTACGTTAGTATTAGGCTCGTTTCTAAACCTTTTTTTATTATATTCTTATATTCCCATACTCTTTATTATTCTTTTATTATTTTTATCTAATTTTATTCTTTCTATTTCTTTATCATGAAATTCTTTAAAATTATTAAATGTCTTAATACATTTGTCTCTATCTATTGATTTTAAATTATTATTTACATTCATTATTAAAAACGCACTATATAAATCTCTCTGTATTTTTACTTGTTCATCATTATAATAAAAGTCATTCCATCTTTCACCTAATTCTTTTTTTATAAATTTATCTTCAATATGATTATACTGTGAAGCTTTAACATTATAAGTATCTATTTTATATAATTGTTCATTATTATATTTTAATTTTTGATCTAACATACTAAGAAACATTGCAGGAGCTTTATTCCCTAAACTCTTACCAAATCTCTTCTTTTTATTATATCTACCATTTTTATTCTTTATAGTTTTCTTACTTTTCTTTTGAAGTCCCTTATAATTCATTGTTTCAACATAGAATTTGTCACCTAAAGATAATAAATGATTTATTGATTTATAATGAGATTGTTTTCTAATTTCTCTTTGTTTTCTATATAATTCTTTTCTTATATTTCTTACTTTTATATAATGATTACTATATATCCATTTATCTTTATTTTTAATATTAATAATACCATTCTCATTATATTTATTGGGATTAGTAGCTCTTTTACTTCTATCCATTTTACGTTGTAATATTTTTAACTGTTTATCAACACCATTCGTTTCAGGAGATAATTCATTTAATCCTACTTCATATTGACTAGAATAAGCAATAGTTCTTGTACCTATATCTATCCCAACATTTCCTTGTCCTATATCTCCTATAATTTCTCCATCTTTATTTATCTTTTTAGGCGGTATACCCTCTAATATTAATTGAATATAATATCTTTTTTTACCTTTTATTTCTTTTATTAAAAGTCTGCAAAATTTAACTCTTGATTGAATTGCCATTTGTGCATATTTATCATTAGGTTTAATTATAATCGGTATTTGAAAATCTAAAAATTTAATATAACCATTTTTATATATAATTCCAGTAGTATTATTTTTACTTTCAATACTATCTAAAGTTCCATATGATTTAAATTTTATTTTATCAGCCTTATGCAACATTAATTTTTGAAAAGCATTAAATGCTCTAGTTGCTATTTTTTGAGTTATAAACGAATTTGTTTTAAAATGTTTATTCATTAATTTAACATAATCATGAAATGAATATTCGGTTAAACCATATTGTTTATTAATATTGTTAAATTTTTTATTTCTATCTTTTCCTCTATATTTACAATTCTCTTGATATATTTTAGATTCTTTCATATGATTATATCTTTTATATAATTCACTAATACAGGCATTATAGATTCTTCTATATTTTTCAAATTCTTTATCAATTAAGTTTTCTTGATATAGTTCTGTTTTTAAATATAATGTTAAAATAAAACTAGGAGTTTTTGATTTAGCCAAAATATTCACCTCTCTTTCTTGATAATTTAATTATAACATATATGAAATATAAATATAATATTATTTAATTATTATATAAAAATATTTAAGTAGTATAAGCATTCATCCCACGCTTAAAAGACGTGGGCTTTCTGCTAAGCCTTTGTAATATTAGGTATTTTAATATAATTTATATTAAAATTTAAACTTTGAACCTGAAATTTATTTTGCATTTCTTTAGATAAAGATAAAATTAAATAATTATTTTTAAATCTTATACCCTGTTTATCAAATACAATTTCATTCTTTTTATTATTAAGATTTTTATATTTAGGAATTTTTGGTTCTCCTTTATATTTATTAGGATTCTTCTTATAATCCTTAATACTTGCAAAATATGATTTCCAATTTTGATCTAATATTTTAAATATTTGTTGATAAGATTGAGAATAAAGAAATTGTTTATGATAATTATTTTTATATAATTCTCTCATAGTATAAAAATTATTATATTTATTTTCTCTACAATCATAATTAGCAATATTATATAATTTTGTAGTATGATAAGACAATTCATTTATAATATTATTTTGTAATTGATTAAATTTATAATAACACTTAAAACTTAATTTCATAATATTCACCTCACTTTCCATAATTTTATTATACTATATAATATATTAATTTTCAAGTGTTTTATTTAATCTTTAATCATTTTTGTTTAATTTAAGTGTTTGCTGAAAATGCCTAATATTATTTATTTTTTCTCTTCATATTAGAAAATTACACTTTTTAAAGGAAATATGTTCTAAAGCTAGTTATATCAACGTCTACAGAGCTTTCTTATTTTCTTAACATTTTCTTTTTTCTCTTAATTTTCGCATACTTTCTCTAGCAACTTCTCTTGTTTGTTTTTGTTTAATTTCTTTAGCACATTGTTTACAATATTTAATTCTATTATTCTTTTTCTTTACAGGCTTCCCACATATAATACAATATCCTTCTTTACATTTTAGATATTCAGATATAAAATTCTTTAAATTATTTATTTCTATTTTTACTGGAGATAAATTATTAACATGTTTTACTTGAATATTTGTATTATTAATTTTTTTAGCAAAATCTATATATCCTTTATCATTTAAATCAGTAAATAATTTATATTTATTTATTTTATTTCTACTTTTATTTTTTGCATCCTTTAATATATCTATTTTATTTGCTCTTACCCAATTATTGTTTTGTTCATTAATTTGATTATATGTTTTAGCATATACCAATAATACAAAAGCTACTTTTTCTAATTCTATATCATTTAATTTTTCAATTTCTTTAAATTCATCATCAGTAATAAATACTCTATTTATATTTATTAATTTATATTTGTTACTTGCATATATTTGAACTGCTCGGTCTAAACTATTTTGCCATTTAGTAGAATTAAATTCTTTATAATTTTTTTGCATATAACATTCTATCACTGTACGAATATCTTCTTTATTCATATGCTTTTCATTATAATAATATTTTATTAATAATTGTATTGTTTCTGAAGGTTTTTTCATATTAATTTCATTATTTTTAATTATTCTTTCAGCTTCTTCTTTTTCATTCATAATAATATTCATATTAAATCCATCTCTCCTTATCTAAAATCTTACTTTGCATAGAAAAAGTATATCCTCCAAAAGTGAAATTACCTTTATCGTCTTTTTTCGGATAAGTAATTATATAATCGTGATTTTTTAATAATGTTTCTAAAACTACATCTCCACACATATCCCATACAAATTGTTTTGTTGAATTTTTATTATAACATAAATCTATTACTATATTACATAACTTATATTTATTATTACAAATTTCAAAAGCTTTTTCTTTAAATTTCTGTTTAAAAATTCCTCTTTGTTCTCTCGCTTCATCTTTATCCATTTTATTACTTTTAGCAACTTGCATATATTGTTGCACTTCTGATTTATATTGCTCATATAATACTTTAATTAATTTATATTCTTTTTTAGAATACTCTTCAGGATTTTTAAATAAAGTATAATCAAATTGATTTGATACATCATAATTAACATTATTATCAAAAATATTTTCTATTTTATGGCATATTTTATTCATAATACAATTATTATTTCCTACAGGCATATTTTTTCTATAATAACTTAAAAATTCTAATTGATCTTTTGTTTTATTTGATAATTGTTCTAATTCATTAATACTTTTATTATATACTAACATACATTTATCATTACTATCTTTTATATACTTTTTATAAGAATACATTAACTTAGGATATATGTATATAAAAAAATATGGTTTCTTTTCAGCTAATATAGATAAATTAAATTCTTTATCTTTTATAACTTTTAAAGAATCCTCATCTTTTATTTTATTTATCTTATAATCATACCATTCTTTGGGCATTGATTTTGCGATTATACCTTTAGCTTTATCAATATCTAATTGTTGAAAATGTTGTCCACACATTATCCTATACATTAATTCATTAAATTCCTTACTATTTTCTTTACAATTTGCTAATCTTTCAAACATAGTAGTTATTCTATTAGTATCTCTTCCTACTGCATCTCCAAAACCTTTTTTATTTGATTCTATTAAATCTACTTCTTTTATTTTTTTCTTTTGAGCTGAATTTTGCATACAAATAATCGCTGGTAAATCCATTGTATTTTTTAATAATATTTCATTATCGGTTGATATATTAGCATCCCCGTCAAAATCTTCTCCGTTCATTGCTTGTGTAGTTGTATCCCATGCATTTAATATAAGACAAGTTTTCATATATCGAAACCAATAAGTAATATTTTCATCATTAACTAATTTCATTTTCCTAATATTATTATGACATGTCATTGGGGCACGATAACTAACTATTTCATTTATTCCTTTATTTAACCAATACTTAGAATAAAATTCATGTGCATGTAATAATCCTTTAACTTCCATTCCAAATATATGTTCACATAAAGCATATACATCTCCAGCAACAATATTATAACAACCTTTTACTTTCAACACACCAATTTTTGCTTGTTTTATTCTTTTATTTATCGCTTTATAAACTCTTTGTCTAATAAAAGAATCATTAATTAATTTTGGTTCAATCATCAATGCTTTTACAATATCTGTATTTTTATCTCCAGAAAATGCTGTATCATCAGTCATGTGTACACCTTTTAAGAATAATAAAGTTTTTCTATAATCACCACCTAAAACATCTTGTATTTCTTTAACTGTAGGTTTTATCAATTCATCTATTTCTTCATCTTTTAAATTATAACTTTGTATAAATTGGTAATTTAGATTTCTTTCATTTTCTAATTCTGGTTCACAATATTTAGTTACTCTAAATTTATAATTATTTTTTTTACAATTATCTAAATAATTATCTATACTACTATAGCAATTCCAAAGTTTTAACATATTATCTGTTAAAATCATTTCAACATTATTAATATTAATATCATTACCCCATATATCTTTTACGATTTCTTTATGAGCAATATTTTTAGCAAAATCAATAAAATCAAAAGGATATAGCATACCTTTTAAAAAAGAATTTCTAATACAAAAACCAGATAAAATATCATTTTTTCCTGTCAATTCTTTAGTCCATTTTTTAGCCAATGAAGGTAATATTATACTACAACCATCACAAGGACTTAATTTAATTTGATATTTTTCTTCTGATATTAAATCAGGTCTATCTGTATCAGAATTTTTAATAGTAATAACATCTTCTTTAAATGTGGTTTCTATATCTTTAACAACCAATATTCCTTTTGGTACAGTCACAGGAATACTAGAACTACATGTTAATGCTTTATATGCTTCTAATTTTGCAGGAACTAAAGGTATATCTTCATTTCTACCATTATTCAATCTTTTATTTAATTCATCATATAATTCATATGAAACAAAGAATATAGTAGATTTTTTTATACCACCTGTTGTACCTAGTAATCTTTTATATTTGATATCATTAATATAAAATCCTTTTTTCATACAACATCTATCAAAATCTTTTTTATTATCCATAACAATTTCAACAATATCTTCAATAAATAATATAGAATTTTTCTGTATATATAAATCTTGAATCAATTCTTTATTTTTCAATGTAGAGACTTTTATTTTTAATTCTTCAATAGTTTGTTTTATTAAATGAATATTATCCATATTAATCTTATTATGTTTTATTTCATCAATAAAATCTATTAATTGATTATTAGCTAAAGAAATTAACTGATCGTTATTCCTTGCTTCCTGTAATGTAATATTTAAATTCCAATCATTTCTTTTTAATACAGAAGAATGAATTTTATATATATATCTTAATTCTGATTTTTGTTTCAACATTTCAGCTCCTTTTCTATTTTTAAATATTTTATAAAAAATAAATTTTATCCTATCATTATATATTTTACTTTACCCTCTTCAATTAAATCTTTTAACTCTTTGAAATATTTTATTAAATTATTTTGACTACAATTCCCTATATAACCTCTATACATTGGCACATCAACACCTTTTTCTAAAATATTAATAAAATTATCAATACCATTTATATATTCATCAATATTACTTTTAGTTATTCTGCCACTATAGTTAGTTATTTCTTCTCCAAAAGCTTTCTTAAAATATTGTTGATAATTATATTGACATTCAAAAAACAATATTTCTTTATCTTCATTTATATCTTTTTTAGTTTTTGCACAAATAAAACCATAACCCATAATTTATTTCCTCTCCTTAATTATTATTTAATCATTTATCAAACTTAATCTTATTTATTTTCACTTCCTGATTACTAATATTCCCTACCGAATCAACAACTTTCACATTAACCTTATCAAAACCAAACTTCTTCCCCATATCCGTAATACTATCCCTAGCAACTTCTATAGCTTTATCCTGAATATCTCTATTACTAATAACACTATTCCATACCTTAACCTTAGTCACATCCATAATGGCTTGTTGTTCTTGAGGAGTAAATTTACCACTAAATAAATGTGTATCAGTATCTATAGTAGTTTTATTAGTTTCCTCATCAAGATATTGTAGATTTAAATATTGCTTACTAATCTCAATATCTAACATGCTATTATCACAACTAACTTTCATAAAATCCCTCAAATTATATGTATAACCAAACCTATATTCAGTATTTACTGTCATACTCTTACTCTTTAATTCATTTAATTTATTAGCTAAAAATCTAATTCTACTATCATCACCTTGATATTTTACTATTTCATCTTTATCAGTAAATGTATTAGTTATATCAACTATACCAGATAACACTAATAATTTTTCTTCTTTATTACAACTTACTTTAAACTGATTTAATTTATATTGCCAATCTTTTAATACTTGTTTATTAGTATTATCCTGTTGTAATTGTTGAACTTTAATATTGTTTTCATATCTACAATTTAAATAAACCTTATATCCACAATATCCTGACAATGTAATAAAAGTTCCAACTAATGTAGATATAACTAAATTAATTAATTTTTTAGATTTCATGTTCCTGCCTCAAATTACATTGCTCATCTTCTTCAAATTCATTTCTATAAGGTAATTTCTCTACCCATTCCATTAAATCAATCATAGTCTTACAAATTTCTTTATGTAATTCATATTCATTTAATTCTTTACTATACCATTTTCTTATACACATAGTATCTCCTGATCTACTACAATGGTAATTTTTCCTATAATACTCATTATCCTCAATAAAAAATCCTTTAGGTATTACATCTGGTACACATTCCTCATTAAATACAATATATGTATTAGTATTATTTTCATATGAATGAGCTGAACATGTGTACTCTGTATAATATCCTTTTATGTTTAACAATTTAATTACAGGTAATATTAAATCATCAATTTCAACTAAATTCATATCGCCACATTTTTTATTAGGACAATAATATCTATATCCATCATTATATTCTAATTTTAATAAATCACCATCAAATTCTTCAAAACAACTTAAACATAAATACCCCATTATATTTCCTCCTTAAATTTTATTAACATTATCTCAATAATTTCCTTTCTATTTATCTATTTCATAAAAAATACCTCATATTTTTAATGAATTATCATTTAATCTTCAAATAAAATAATGCTTTTATAAAATCTTATTTTCTAAATATGTATTAATTCTTTCTTGAGAAATATCAGCCCAATATCTACTATAGTTATCACCTTTTTTATCACATTTACCATTATCAAATAATATATAATTTCTATTTGTATTAATACTAGCTATTGCAGTACTACCAGAACCACAACAATTATCTAATATAATATTATTTTCATTACTATACATAGAAATAAGCCATTTTAATAATTCTACAGGTTTTTGTGTGCTATGTAATCTTTTTAATTGATTACATTCAGCATTATATTTTGAATATGTAAATATACTTTTAGGATATCTTTTCTTAGGATTATAATTTTTATCACTTTTAGCCATTCTTTGACTAGAACGTTCTCCAAATGTAGCATTACTAAAAGAACTACCTTGATTAACAGGTCTAATATTCTTTTCTTCTGCATCTTTTAATATAGGATTATATATCATATTTCTTTTACTTCCATTAGCTGTAGTTCCTTTACTAAATACACAAATATCTTCATGTATAATCATAGGTCTTAATTTAGCCATAGCAAAACTTCCACATATTTCTTTATTCCATACTAAGCAATATTTAAATAATTTTAAATTACTCATAATAAGCATAGATGTAAAAGGTTGATTACCAAATAGAATTATTGCTCCATTATCTTTAATTATTCTTTCATATTGCTTCCATAGTTTATTAAATGGAATAATAGTATCCCATGACATTTCTGTCTTTTGATAAGGTAAATCACATAATATCATATCTATTGATTTATCAGGTATTCTATTCATTCCTTCATTTAAATTCTCTGAAATACAATCTTCATTAAATATTTTATTTTTTAATTCTTCTATATTATTAATCTCAATCATATCCTTTCTAATCATTTAATTATTACTTAATTTTATTCTTCATAAATCTCTCCGCATAATCTGTATCTCCATAATTCTCTTTTAAATAATTATAAATAAACTCCTCTTCCTCTTTACTATATTCGTCCATTAAATCATCATAATATTTTTTCTTATCTTCAGTAAATTCAGGATTACTACTTTTACACTTTATTTTCTTTCCAAACAATTCAATTTCATCATCTATAAACATTTCACATGGTATATCTATATTTGGCTTATATTCAGCAAAACTCAACATAGCACTTATTATAGCTACCCCATATTCATCTAATATTTTCTCTTTATCTAAATCCAAAAACATCACCTCCTTTCTATCATATGATATTATTTAATTTTTATATGTAAATAATTTTTCTATTCTTGATTTATCACTATTTTTATTTATTCCACTTCCTAAAGAAGTTTTTAATTCTTTCTGCCATATACAAGTAAATTCTTTAGGCATGTTATATTCACTTATTAATACTGTATTATATGTACTCAATTTCTTTACCCATTCATAAAAATCTTCATATGGGAAATTGTTTGATTTATATTTTGTAGTTCCATTATAAGGTATATCACAATATATTACATAATTATTTATTTTATCTATTGGCAAATCTAAAAAATTAGAACAAACAAATATAATATCCTTAAAACTTGTTAACAAACTTTGTTTTCTTAATGAATTAATTGCTTGTTTTGGAACATCAAATAAAGTTCCATCTTTATTATATCTTCTTGCAAAACCTCCAAAATATTTTGCACCAAAACTTCCACAAAACCCAACTAATCCTACATACCAAGGTTCATATTTTTCTTTATTATTTTTAACTTCCATATATTCTTGTTCCGAAATTGTTTCTGGCAATTCATTGTCTCGGGCATATTTTAATAATTCTATTAATTCTTCATGTATATCATATCCTATTTTGTTATTACATTGTATTTTATCTATCATATTAGCTCCACCAACAAATGGTTCTAAATATCCTTTTGTATCACTATGTATATAAGATTGAATTATAGGTGCCAATTCCTTTGATATTTTATTTTTACTTCCTACATATTGGATGGTAATCATATCCTTTCTAATCATTTAATTATTATTCTTTTTTATTTTATTAATATAATTTTGATAACTATCTGTCAGATACCAATTTATATCTCTAACATATTGATTATTACATTTAAAAACTTTGTCTCTATATTCCTGATATCTCTTTTCTTTTAATATTTTCTCTTTATCTAAATCCAAAATATCACCTCCTTTCCAATAGCCAAGATAATTATGTATTCCAAACTCTGTCTTTATTTAATTTTATGTCAATATCCATTTCTAAATTATAAATCTCTTGAATTTCCTGCATATTCTTATCATCATATTTATTTATTATATCAACCAATTTCTCATTTTCTTTAACATATACAGGATAATCTTCAAAACTAAAAGTATCACATACCATCAACATATATTTTGCTCCATTTTTCTTTCCTTTTTCTAAATATCTCTTTATATCTTCTCTACTTGCTATATCTGACATTTATATATCCTCCTTTAAAATCTTTCTACCACAAATTTTATATGCAAACTTTAAATCTTCTAATTCTTTCTCTTTTTCTAGTATTTTTTCTTTTAAAAATTTATTCTTATATTCTTTTAAATTATATTTATCTGGATATATATCATAATTACTTCTAAAACATTTTAAAAAACTTAAAACTAATTCTTCTTTACTTATTTTGTTATCACTTAAATTTACAATTAAACCTTTAGTTGTATTCTTAATAACACCTTTTATTCTTATAGATTGTCTAACTAAATCACAATATGTATGTTCTATCTGTTGCATTTATATATCCTCCTTATTAATCTTTTAACTATTACATCATAATATTGTTTATCTATTTCATAACCTATGTATTGTCTATTCAATTCTTTAGCTGAAACCAATGTACTCCCACTTCCTGCAAATGGATCTAATATTATATCTCCTTCTTTACTGCTATTAAATATATAAAATTTTAATAATTCTACAGGTTTTTCAGTAGGATGTAATTTATGTCCTATTATATTATCAATTTGTATAGTTATTGGATTATCTTCAACTAAAAATTCATGCTTAGTTTTACTTCCACCAATATTATTAATCCATTTAGCTTTACCTTTTCTAAGAAATAAAACATATTCACAATTCTTCATATAATATTGTGAGGGTGTGCAATTGTTTTTAAGCCATCCAAAGTATATTATGTAATTTAAATCCTGCTATTCTAGCTTCTCTAAGCATTTCTTCCATATTAATAACATTAGTGAATATGTAACAATGTGATTCTGGTTTAAGAACTCTAAATAATTGTGGCATCCAATCAGATATTTTTAATTTTTGATATTTAAATAATTTCCTGTTTCCACCCAACATACCTTTAGGTCTTTCTGAATTAACTCCATTACTATCACCTCCCGTAATAGTTTTATAGGGAGGATCAGTAACTATTAAGTCAATACTTTTATCTGGTAAATCATTTTGTAAGAAATCTTCATTTAAAACAATATTTGTTTTTATATCAATCAACTTCTTTCTATTGTTTAATTATTAAGCTATCTTTAATAATTCATCTAAATCTATTCCAACTTTTACTGCCCAATTTCTAACAATCTTTTCTACTTCAAAAGTTTCTTTCTCTGTTAGAGTATCTAAATAACTTTCACTTTTCTTTTTATCTCTGGCTTTAATGTTAATTCCTAATATGTAATTTACTTTTGCATACAAATCACCAAAAGCTTTTCCAAACATACTATTATATTCTCTCATAGCTATAGTTCTAACTATTCTATTTATTACACTTCTAGATTCTATTATAGTTAATGCATGAGTTGTTATTTGTTTATTTTCATTTTCTAATTCTTCTATTCTTTTATTTTTAAGGTTAAATAATTTTGCATTAACCACTGATACTTTATCATAATCTCCATTTATTTCTGCTTCAACTCTATCTAACATTAATTGTTTTTCTTCACTGATTTCATTGACTACGTTATGTATTATTTCTGGAATTTGCTTTTCTGTATCATGTACAATATCTAATAATCTAGTTCTAATTTCTTTAGCGATTTCACTATCTCTAAGTAACATACCAACTCTTAATATTGCTCTCTTAGGAAAAATTCTAATACCTCTATTAGTTATATTTAATTCTGTACCATCTTTTAAATTTATAACCATTTTTCCTTTTGTATTTTTGAAAGTCCTTGTAGAACTTTTAAAAAACTCTTCGCTTTCTTTTCGAGAAATAACCCTACTTCCATCACTTGTAATTTCATCTCTATTATCTTTTACTAATGAATTAATTGCTTCTATTCCTACGCCATAATATGTAGCTACCTGTTTAGTAATAGCCTTTTCGCTATTTGGTAGCAATAGTAAATCTCCTACTTTGTCTAATACTTCAGTTCTGCCTATAACACTTTCTCTAGATTCTTTCTTTGTTAATAATTCAATTTCTTTCATATTAATATCTCTCCTTTTTTTATTTATATTATTTAATCTTTATATATTTTTTCACAACTCTTTTTATCCAAGATTCTTTATTATTATCTTCTTTTAAACTTTCATTATATTTACCTTCTCTCATTTTATTATTCTGTTCTATAATACACTGTATATCTTGTTGATATTCTTTAATATATGATTCTAATTTAAAAATTTTAATATTTATTATTCTTTTAATTTCATTTTCTACTTCTTTATATTGTTCAACATTATCAATAATACTCAACTCTTTATTTACATAATATATAATTTGATTTTTATCTGTACCTACCACCTTTTCAACTTTATAAATATTTTCTCCAATATACAATTCATTATTATCATGTAATTGAAAATCTAATTCTTTACTATTATAAAAAGTTTCATAATTTAATACTATTTTATTTGTATTTATAAATTTTTTAATATTAAGTTTTTGTAAATCAACTATAAATTCTCGTATCATATTTATACTGTTATTATACTGTTTTACTTTTCCATTTTTATCAGAATGAAACCAAGGACTAATAAATCTATATGTACGCAAAAATGGAAAAAACCAATCTGATACAGAATAATTATATTTTATATGTTTTCCTTTAACTATGGTTTCCATAAATTTTCTCTCCTTTCAGTTCAAATAAAAACTAACATTTATTGACTTTTAAAAAATCATTTATAATTATAAATTCATAATTATTGGATGTAAATGTACACCCTCTATTCCATTGGCAAACACCTTTGGAAATACTTTCTTCATTATTTGATAGGCTCCATTTACATCACTATTTATTAATCTACCATTATTTGATTTAAATAAACCTCTTTTAACACGTCTTGTTTTATTATAATTTTCTTTAATAGGCAATTCTTCATCTAAAAATGAGGTTCCACTAGTATAAGATTCTTCAGTTAAAATTACTTTAACTCCTATGTTTTCTGCTTTATATTCCACCATATTAATAAAATCATTATAAGGTAATTGTATAAAACCCTGATTAATCTTTTTATTTAACTTACTATTTTGTTTCCAACCATCATTCTTACCAATTATAATTGTATCAATATCTAAACATCTGCAATATTCAATTACTTGTTTTGAAGCTTTATGTAAAAAATTATTTAATTTATTGTATCTTTTTAATGTCAACCTATCTAATCTATTACTCCAATCTTTATTATTTATTTTTTTAAGTATAGATTTATATTTACTTATTTGTTTATTCCAGTATTGATTATATGATTTAATTCCTTTGCCATTAATAACAATAGGTATAATCCCTATGTTATTTACTATAGTTACAAAGTTATTAATTCCTAAATCAATACTGCATATATTTTTAGATTCTTTATCTTCTATATCAAAAATATTTAATTCATATACAATTTCTAATATATAACAATTATTCTTAGGCACAAATCTAGTCTGTAATAATCTACCCTTTACATTAGTTTTCATTTTATTATTAAAATGTCTAAGAGGTTTCCAAGCAAAATATAAATAGCTATCTTTAATATGAGTTTGCATATTAGTTAATTCTAAAACAAATCTTCCATTTTTCTCTTTATATTTAGGAATTTTTGGTCTACCTAAAAATTTTTCTGGATGTTTCTTATATTTTTTAACACCTTCAAAGAAACTCTTCCAGTTCTTATCTAATCTACGCAATGTCATTTGTGCTGAATTACTTCCTAAGTCTTTAAAACAATCACTATGTTTTATTGGCATCATTTAATTATCACTCCTTTATCAATCTTTAAATTCTACTACATCATCATTTTCAGTATTAATAATATAAAATGGTGGTGCTACTTCTGGAGCAAATTCACTAGCTGATTGTAATGCTAAATGAATTTTCTCAATAGGTGTTAAATCCATACCTTCAGTAGTCTTTAAACTTCCTAAAGCATAATACATTCCACTACCTATAACAGTATAATTAGTTACCAGTTCAGTTACACAATAATTGCTTTCTATAGTCCACAATTTATCTTTATAAGCTACAAGAAAACAACTTTCTATTTCACTTACTCCTCTACAATTATCATTTCTATCATTATTTTTAAATAATTGTATTATATTTGGTATAAATTTAGTAACCATATATTTATGATCTATATTAGGTTCATCTCTTTTATCTATTAAATTCTCCGCATAAGTTAATAAATCTAAATCTCTTAATGCTCCACTAAAACCAATAATCATATTTTTACTATCATTAGATTTAAATACTTTTCTTTGTTTTATAACTTCCTTATAATAACTATTAGAAGCTAAACTATCTCCTCCAAGGTATGTAATTCCATTTTCTCTATCAATATAACCAACAATTGAAGTCATTATTTAATCTCCCCTTTATCTTATATTTTTACATGTTCATTATCTATAAATTCATTTAATTCAAACTCATAATCTTTCTTAAATTCCTCAAAATCATCTCCATAAATACTATAAAAATATTCTCTCCAATTATCATTTCCCCATAAACTTTTAAATAACTTAGCATATCTAGTATTATCATATTTAATTCCTCGCCCATTAAAACTCTCAGTCATATCCTCATATATTTCTTGTACTCTATCTATATCTTCTGTTTCAAAAATTCTTTTATTATCAATCATAATTATATTGCAAATAGAAAGTTACAAGCATCTTCTATAATGCAACTTCGCCACCTCCTATCTGTTTCTTCTTATTATTTAATTTCCTATTAATATCCCTATAATATAAAGCCATGAACTGTTGTTTAGTTAATTTACCATTCTTATCTCTTTGTTTACTACTACGATAACTATTCATCTTATTCTTTCTATTTACTCGCCAATATCCAGTATATCCTTTATATTCTCTATCTAATTTCTTTTGATTAGGTAACACCTTATTATTTAATCTTTCATCAATTTTATGTATATCTTCTTCACTTAATTTATATGTAGTCATTCCTTTAGTTAAATCACAATATATCTTCGTGCTATGTCCAAATTCATTAAACATTATTTCATAGATTCCTCCTTGCTATTTATCTTACTTAATCTAGGCATAATAATATCATCTATATATTCTTTATTTATTTCTGTAGCAATCCAATTTCTATTATTATTAGTACATGACTCAATTTCACTACCCGAACCCGCAAACGGTATATATACTATATCACTTATATCACTAGAAGCTTGTATTATTCTATCACATAATCTTTGTGCTTTTACTGTAGGAAAATTTGTTCCATCTTTTAATTTAAAACGTTGTTTACTACTTTGAGAAGCTTCAGTTATATCTATCCATACATCAGAACATCTTTTAAATTCATTTTTTCTAGGTTTGCCATCTGCTCCTAAATCTTTACGAATAGATTTATCTTTTGTATATGCTGGATTCCATATATAATTATCTGATTTTGTCATAAACAACAATTCTTCTCTTGCTTCCATATATCCTTTCTTATTACCACGACCTCTTGTATTGCGTTGAGTTATCCAATTTCTAACTACAAATAATTTATTATTTTCAATCCAATCTGCTAATTTAAACATAGGATAACCATTATTAAATCCAATTTTTCCCCACATATAAAAACTTCCAATAGGTTTTAAAATCCTTTTACATTCTAATATCCATTGTTTACACCAATCTATGTATTCATCTACTGTATTCCATATAAAATCAAATTCTCCATGTATTTTATAATAAGGTGGATCTGCTATAATCAAATCTACACTTTCATTTGGTAAAGTTCTCATAAATTCTATACAATCCTCATTATAAATATTATTTAATTTTTTATTTATTTTAATCATACCCCTTCTTATTTAATCATTATTTAAATTCTACATTAATCTCATACTTCTTAAATAACCCATCAATAGTATATCTACTACCAATCATTCTCAACATTTGCTTACACCATTGCTGATACTTCTTATTATCTTTAGCTTTAACTTTATTCTTTCCAAAGTATTCATCTAAATAGCTTCTAGCCTTAACTACTTCATTAATCCCACTAAATTCAAACTTATTATCTTTATTATTATATACAATCTTATAATCCTTTAAATTTACTTCTATAAGCCCTATTTTAGGTGGTAATAATTCAATAGGTATTATTCCTTTAGGAGCTATAATATAAATCCTCTCACACATTGTACAGAAGCCATTCTTGAAATCTGCAAGACTTACTTTAGCTTCTATACCTATAGATTTAAATACTGGCTCCTTTCTAGGAGAAAAACATCCTTTAATAATTAATCCTATTGTATCAATAATACTTTTATCTAGTTTATTTTTATTAAATTGATCGTATTCATTAAGATAATATCATCCTTTACCTATATTGATTTCTTCTCCTATTACATTACAATTTTTCGATTTTAATATGTATTTGGCAATTTGTTTTAACTCATAGTGTTCCTTGCTTTCATTTTTATTTTGGTAATTATTTGGTAGTAATATTTTGTTCACCTTCTTTATATTATAAGTAATTTATCTAATTTTTTAATTTCATATGTGAAAGCTTCACCAACTACTTTAAAATTATTGTCTCTTAATTCTCGTAATTCTTTTTCTTGTAATATATTGGAATTTTCTTTTGTAAAATATACTATATTATCATCTTTCTTTTTAATAAAAAATCTTTCTGAATTATCATTAACAACTAAATACCACATATATAAAAACACTTCCTTTTTTATTATAGTATACTAAAACTTAAACAAAATATCAATTTGTCTTATTATTTAATTTATTTATTCTAGGTGTAATAATATTGTTTATACTATTTTCTTCTAATTCTGTGGCTACCCATAATCTATTATTATTCATACAACTGATTATTTCAGAACCACTACCAGCAAAAGGTATGTAAACTAAATCTCTTTCATTACTAGATGTTTGTATTATTCTATCACAAGCTTTTAATGGTTTCTGACAAGCATTTATATATGGTTCATCTTTACTACCCCACCAAGGAAATGTTATATCTGTCCATATATTCCCTGCAACTTTATAATCTGGTTTATCTTTATTATTTTTATATCCATATTTCTTTTTTAATTCACTAGTATATGGTTTATTAAATACAAAATCTTTAGGATTTTTTACTAACCATATTAATTCTTCTCTACAAGGCATATAATTTTTATTACTTCCTCGACCTTTATTCCTTTTTACTGTTATTACATTTTTTCTAGTTAAAGTAGTTATATTATATTCAATAGCACAAATTAATTTAGCAAAATTAATAGTTTTATCTCCCATACCACCCCATATGTAAATACTACCATTGTCTGTTAAAATTCTACTACATTCTTTAATCCATTCTATACACCAATCTAAATATTCTTGTTCAGTTTTCCATTGATTATCCCATTTTTTATCTACCACTTGATTATATGGTGGATCTGCTATAATAAGATTTATACATTTATCAGGTAATGTTTTCATAAATTCTATACAATCTTTAGGATGTACTTTATCTAATATTTCTTTTATATTTAATATGTTAATAACAACCATCTCCTTTATTTAATTATTAATCTTCATTATACCAATCAACATCATCAGGATTATTTCTATCTAATAATATCACCCCGTCTTTACATTCATGTATAGGCAATTTACTACAAATTTCATCTAACTCTTTTTTGATTTTTGCATACTCTTCTTCTCCTATGCTTTCAACAACTTTATCAAATCCTTCTGTAAAGATAAAATCATCCTCACTTTTTAATAATTTATTTTTTTTATTTTTATTGTTTTCCATTTTTTAATCTCCTCTCTTTCCAATCTTCAAATATTTTTTTCTTCTTCAGTTTCTTTATAATGTTTATCAAAATATTCTTTAATCTTTTTTCTATTATTAAAGTTTAACATTGATTCAATACAAATATCACTATCTAATAATTCATCAATGTTTTTATCCCTTCTATTCAATAACTCATATACCTTTTCATCTGTTAAACCTAATGCTTCTTTAAAATCCTTGCCATCTTTTATTAATTCATTAAACAATTTATCATTTTCATTCATTATTTAATCTTCACTTCCTTTAATTAACTATATTTCTTTTAGCCCATTTCTCAATTTTAAATTATTTAATTCTTCTTCAATTGGTATCCAGTAACAAGCATTATTTTCTTTGTCAAATATGTATTTCATTCCATAAGGTCTTTGTGTATTTATTACTTCCACAAATTTTTCTATCTCTTCTAATGAAATAATATTATCTTTCATTACTTATTACTCACCTCCTTCCATATTTTTATTATATCAATTATTTAATCTTTAGTCAATATATTTTTAGAAAATTTTGAATTTATTTTTTCATATTAGATATAAATTCACTTGATCCAACAATACTTCCATTATGCATAACAAATTATCCTCTCTTAAACATTTTTAATTTCAATTTATTTTTCTTGCATATAGTCTTCATAATACATCCAATGTAATTTTTCTTTGGTAATTGGATCTTTTCCTGCTGATTTTTGCTTACCTCTACAACAATTTGTAATATTAGTTAAAGATTTAAGATTATAATAAATACTTGCTTCTTTTAAAGATTTAAATATTTTATTATTATTTAAACAAATTACTTTTATGTTATTTCTTTGACCATTATATTTCATTACTTTTTTAGGATTATAATTACACCAATCTAGCAATTTCCCTTGTTTCAAATATCTTACTATTGTACTTCTTTCTAATTTTAATAATTTGCCTATTTTAACTGTATTTTCAATACCACTATTCCATAATTCACAAGCTTTCTTCACTAATGAACTACACGTATGTTCATGGCATTCTAGCCAATCTATTTTAGATAAATCAAATATATTATTTAATTCACTGTCAATTGTATGTTCTTTTATCCAATCTAAAGTAGAATATCTACAATCAATAACTATATAATTATTTTCCTTAATTCCGTTTTGTAAAGCTAATTCTTTCTTTGTTTCATCGTTCTCTTGTATTTCTTTTAACGTTTTACCTCCATAACTAATAAATCCTTCTTGATAATGACCCATTCCATGTGTCTCAATTATATAATCTTCATTATTTATTTTAAAATAAAAATCATATCTACAATTATCACACCATTTGAATGTCGTTCTAGTTAATTGATATATAAATTCTATATTTAATTGTTGTAGAATATTGAAGACAAATTTCTCTGGATATGATACTCCGTCCGAACATTTAGGACAACTTAATCCTTGATCATATACCATACTTATTCTTTTATTTTTAATAATAGTTCCACAAACTGAACATTTCCAATCAACTTTATTATGACTATTTTGAGTATATTTATAACCATCGTTAGGATTTGTCAATAACTTAGCTAATTCAGGATTGGTAGTCCACATATCATTATAGCCTTTTAATACTTTTTTAGATGGACTACAACATACATTACAACCATTATGATTATTTATTAAATTGTATTCATTAATTATATCTTCATTTCTACATATAAGACATTTATATTTATATGATCTAATATTATTTTTTGTTTTAATCTGTTCTAATATTTTTAATTTTCCCGATTTAACATCTATTATTATATCTCCAACATTATATTTATAATTAAATACTTGTTCATGTAAAATATTTTGTAATTCACAATTTATAAATCGATCTAATCTAATACAATAAATATTATTATTATATTTTATATTTAAATAATATTTATTATCTTTTTTATAATAATCAATAATTTGTATTATAAAATTTATATCATCATAAATTCCTTTTATAAAATAACCTAGACTATTTTTCCAGTCAATCTTATTTTTATATCTACCTTCTTTGTATTTAGGTAAATCATTTGTAAATATCATTTTCATTTATTTAATCTCCTTTAAAAAATTTTTACTTTTTATATTTGATATAAAAATACTTTCACCTGCAATTGAACCATTATATGTATCTGTATAAGAAATATATAATTCTTTTTGTCCTCTACTTAATCCCACATAACAAATTCTACGTTCTTCTTCAATATTATTTGATCGCTTATGGGGAAGAAGTCCTATATTTACATCTATTAAAAATACAATAGGAAATTCCAAGCCTTTACTACGATGTATCGTTAATAGTTTCACCTTATCCTGTTTGTTAACATTCTTAGAAGATTCTTTAATCATTTTATCTATGTATTCTAAAAATTCCTTTAAATTATCAAATTTTTCAGATACAGATTTAAATACATTTATATTATCAACTTTATCTTGAATATCACTATCATCATTTAATTTTCGTAAATATTCTACATATTCTATTTTTTCTATTATTACATTTATCAATCCTTTTACTGGAATATCTAATTCTGATAATTTATCTATAATATTATATAATCCTTCTGCTCCATTTCTCCAATATTTCTTACTACCTACAATTCTATCTTCTAATAAACAATTATATATTGAATCATTATGTGAACTTGCATAATTCGATATTTGATTAATAAAGGCATTTCCTAAATATCTATTAGGAATATTAATTATTCTTTTTATTGCTTCATTGTTATTATGATTTAATATTACTCTTAAATAAGCAGTTATATCCATTATCTCTTTTCTATGGAAGAAATTCTGTCCTCCAATAATTATATAAGGTATCTTTGAAGCTATTAATTTATCTTCTATTGCTTGTGATTGAGAATTACATCTATATAATATTGCTATATCTTTATAATCATATCCTTCTGAATGTAACTCTTTTATCTTATCACATATAGCTTCACCCTCTTCATATTCATCAAAATATTTATTTATTTTTACTGGTTTATATGTACCCATATTTGATTTACTAATATTATTTAATTGATTCTCATTATGAGCAATTAATCTATTACTAATATCAACTATTTCTTTTGATGATCTATAATTTACATTTAGTTTAATAACTTTAACATTATTTATCGTTTTCTGAAAATCTAACATAATTCCTACATCACTAAAATTAAAAGCATAAATACTCTGTTTATCATCTCCGACTACAAAAAGGTTCTCATTTTCATTTAATAATAATTTTAATATTTCAAATTGTATGTGATTAGTATCTTGAAATTCGTCAACTAGTATATATTTAAACTTGTTTTGATAATATTTTCTTATACCTTCATCTTCTAAAAGCATATTATAACACTTTAATAACATATCATTAAAATCTATAAGATTCTCATTATCTTTTAATTTTTCATATTCTGAATATAATATATATAAATCATCTCTTAGAAATTCTATACTATCATCATATAATAACAATTCATTTTTAGGATCATCTGATGAAATCATATTATTCTTTTGTAAAGATATAAAATTCAAACATGATTTATAATCCCAATCAATATTTTTATTATTATCTAATATTTGTTCTATGAATTTTGTTTGTTGCCAATTCTTTATTAATTTTACACCAGTAACATAATTCTGTTCTCTAATCATTTGATAGCATATAGAATGAAATGTACCTATCGATAAATCGTCTATATTACTATCAAAATTATTTTCCATTAGTTTATTTATTCTTTTTGTCATTTCTTCAGAAGCTTTTTTAGTAAATGTAATAGCTAATATATTATCAGGAGAAATCCCTTGTTGAATAAGATAAGCAATTCTATGTGTTAATATTAAAGTTTTACCAGATCCAGCTGAGGCGATAACCATACATGGATGATCTTTATGTATAACTGCTTGTATTTGTTGTTCATTTAATCCTTTGAGAAGTTCATTCTCCTTATCATAATCTACTAACTCTATATTATTTTCTTCTAAAGGAATAATTTCTTTACTTTTATGTATATTTTCTAATATCTTACTTATTTTTAATTCACAATCATTATCTTCTCCTTTCTGATGGGAGTAATATTGAAATTTCTTGCCAAAATGCCTAAATACTTTACCTTTGCAAATCATACAGTAATACTCGTCTTTTTTATTACTGTCTAATATATCTACTAATTCTCCTTTACTATTTCTTGCTATTTTCATTTAATATCAAATCCTTTCATTTATTATTGATAAATCAACATTTTTTGAGTATTTTCCCGGCTGGCGATACGCTTCAATATAAAATTTCTCGGTTAGCGATACTTTTAAAAAGTCTAAAATACACGAATATTATTTAATTTTTAGCTGTTTTTTCTACAATCCCTCCATCTTATATCTTAACTAATTTGGTACTTTCTAAAAGTACACGTAACACTAATACACCTATCTATATACTTATTTAATCGATATACAATCTAATTATTAATGATATATTTTATAGTTATAAATTTATAAAAAATCAAACAAAAATTATATATTCGGAGGGTATGGGGCGAGCAAAAACATTTATCCCTGTAAGGGGAAATGTTTGCCCCATTGTGTATATTATTATTTAATTCTTATACTAAATATTGCAAATAAATATTCTATTTCTTTAACAGTTTTATTTCTATATGCAAATAATGGATTTACTAGAATAACAGATTTTTTAAAATCTACATCATCCTGCATAGTTTTAAATAAGACATAATTATTAAATTTAATTCCATAAAAATTTTGTTTAAATTCTGTTAAATGTTTTTTACTATAACCTAATATATTTATTACATCTTCAATACTTAATGCATTTAATTTATCTTTATCTACTTCTTGAATATTTGTACATAATACATTATATTTCCAATTAATATATGGTATTAATTTATAAGCAATTGTTAATTTTTTAGATTTTTTATAATTTAATTTATATAACTCTCTTGTTGCATTTATGTATAATCTAGTATAATCCTCTAATTTATTACCAGTCAGATCTTTATAATCACTTTCATACCCACGCCAAAATATATCTAAATTAATTTTATATGTATTTTCTTCTTGTATTAATAAATTATGCTCAATAACATTATTATAAAACTTATTAAAATTTGCTTTTGTAACTAATAATAGTTCTTGCATTTTCTTTTTATCTATATGTGTTTTATTATTATCTAATAAAAGATAACCATTCTTTCTAGTATATGTAGCAATCATCATATATTTACACAAATCACTATCTGATAATATTTCCTTTAATTTATCTAATGAATTATATAAAAAGAATACAAAATTACCCATAATTTCTGATTGTATTTCCTTATACTCTTGAAAATCTACTACTTTTTCCATACATTTCTTTTTACGTTCTTTATCTTTTGTTTCATCAATCTTAAAATCTTCACATAATATTTCACCAGTTTCATTGTCTATTATAGTGCATTCTTTTGTCATTAAAATTCCTCCTTTTTATTATTAATCAATGGTAACACTCTTTTATTTAATTCTTCATATAATTTAAAATAATATAAATGTAAATCTTCTATATATTTTATTCTTATTAATTTATAATTCTTTATTTCACAATATTTGTTTTTTATTTTGTCATTAAACACAGTTCTTTCAAATGCCTCTACTCCTCCAAATTCTTCTACTGGTCTATAATGTTGTTCTCCATCGTATTCCAGTAGACACACTAATTCATTATTATAAAATATAGCAAAATCAAAGAATTTATTATTTATTTCTATATATTTTATATCAAAAAAGTTATATTCAAATGCATAATTTATTCCTCTTTGCCATAACCATTTTTCAATAGTTTGTTCAGCAAAACTTGGTTTTCTATTTTCCCTTCTATCTCCAATAAATATTCTTTCTACTTTTTCTTTTATTTGCTTCTTTGAAGCTGATAATAATAAATAATGATTTTCAAAATAATCAAAATTACTACTAAGACATTCTAATAATACTCCTCTTAATGATTTAATTGATTTAGTAATTAAAATATCAATAACATTTTCTTTGTTTAATTGTCCAATATTATTATTTTTATAAATAAATTTATTTATATTCTCAATATTCCAATTATATTTATAATAATCATATAATTTTTTGTCTTCTTTTATTTTTAAAAGTTCTTGTTTTAACTCATACTCATCTAAATCTACTTGTATTTCAAAATAATCGCAATTAGAATTATATGATTCTTTATCACAATTATATAATATTTTTAATAAAAATATTTGTACATATTCTTTAGTAATTATAGGTTTAGGTTCATCATAAATTTCAGTAATTATAAAACTATGTTTTCTATATTTTATTATTTCATATTTAAAATAAGATTCTAATTCAAATAATTGTATTTTCTTACTATCTCCCTTTTTAACTTCTATTCCAAGAGCCTCACATAAATCATTATATGTATCGTATTTATAATTTAATTTTATATTTTTAATATTCAAAATTTAATTAGCATCTCCTTATATTTATTATTTAATTATTACTTAATATTTTATTATTCTTACAGGTATACCTTTTTTCTTAGCTAATTTTATCGTATTAG